TGTTGCTTTAATACAACAATCTAGGACGCATTTAAACGGGTTTTGAGCCTGTTTTAAGCTTCGATATAGGTAAGTGACACCCGGACTCAGAAACGTCTAAAAAGCTTGTTTCCGGGCCTGGGTGAGCCTTGTTTAGCAGGTACTTATCAAAAAGTTGTAAAGTGTGTTTTTAATGAGACTTATGAACAACACTTTAAACACAGAACTAAACGCTTTACTGGCTGATTCTGTTGACACCCAGTATGAAGATTACCTACGCCACCTTCTTAAATTTGGCGTACATAAAGCAGATCGCACTAAAACAGGAACTATATCGGTTTTTGGTATGCAGATGCGTTGGAACCTGCAAAAGGGTTTTCCGCTAATTACAACCAAACGAATTTTCACTAAAGCAGTCATAATTGAACTGTTGTGGTTTCTGAAAGGTTCTAGTAACGTGCAATTCTTGCACGACAACAATGTTGCTATTTGGGATGAATGGGCCAATGCTGAAGGTGAGTTAGGCCCGGTGTACGGAGTGCAGTGGCGTACTTGGCCTAATGTAAAATCGGATACAGGTTACACTGACCAAATTGCACAAGCAATTGAGTTGCTGAAAACAAATCCTGATTCACGCCGCATATTGGTAAGTGCTTGGAACGTTACCGACCTTGACTCAATGGCACTTATGCCTTGTCATGTAATGTTCCAATTTTACACAACTGAATTGACTGTACAAGAACGTGAACAGATTTACAAACAATCAGGTCGTGTACACTGGACTGAATCTGAATCTGAGACTTCTTTAATCCAAGATTATGATGAGTGTTGTATTCCAAGGCGTCGATTGAGTTGTCAACTGTATCAGCGTTCCGTTGATTCCGTACTTGGGCTTCCTTTCAACATAGCCAGCTATGCATTACTCACGCATATGATTGCTCAACAATGCAACATGGTTGTAGGTGATTTTGTTTGGACAGGAGGTGATTGTCACATTTACGATAACCACAAGGAACAAGTTGAGGAACAGCTTAGTCGAAAACCTTTCCCCTTTCCCAAATTGAAAATCAAAAGAAACCCTGAGTCTATTGACGGATATAAGTTGGAAGACTTTGAATTCGTTGGTTATCAACATCATCCAGCCATAAAGGCACCCATCGCTGTATAAAACATCATGAATCAAAAACTACAAACTTCTCCCCTATCTGTTGACTTACGTGTAATTGACTCACGTATTCTTGAAAATGACTTTTTTCTACAATATGGCACACCAGGTAGCGCTGGTGTTGACCTAAGGGCTTGTGTAGATGAAAAAATTACCCTGCTTGCAAATGAATGGCGTCTTGTTTCCACCGGAGTTCATATACACATTAATGATCGAGGTTACGCCGCACTGATTTTGCCACGTTCAGGGTTAGGGCACAAAAAGGGCATTGTGTTAGGTAACTTGGTTGGTCTGATTGACAGTGATTATCAAGGCCCCTTGATGATGAGCCTGTGGAACAGATCGGACACAACTGTTGAAATCGAACCTATGGAACGAGTGGCACAATTGATCTTTGTGCCAGTTATGCAAGTTAATTTCAACGTAGTACAATGCTTTAGCGCTGTAAGTAAACGTGGTGAAGGTGGTTTCGGTAGTACAGGCGTATAAATGGTTTAAACACAGATACAAATATTATGCTAATTCATACTGACCACAACGGTGTTTGTGTAAACGCCATTTCCTCTGATGCTGGAGACAATGTTGAAGGACACTTGTATCACATACAGGCTGGACTACAATCTTCCACAATTCAATTTCAACTCGGTGCCGTAGCTACAAACAAAGTCAACGGTGTGACCAACGAGGCTTTGTTGGCAATCCTATTGCACCGAACAAAGTTCTTAGACAGTAAGTTTCCTTGTGACGAAAACAAACGCGCTATTCAACACATGGAAGAGGCATTAGTGAATTTGGAAGTTCGCACGGCTCGTCGTATGGTACGTGGCGTTGAAGGCCGAGAAGTAGCCTAAAAATTAGGCAGTAGATTGAACCAATTTTAACCTATTGCCTTTTTTGTAGTTTCGTGAAAATTTATTTAACGCACATGTAGTGCCTAATTTTTCTTTGGAGACTTAAATGCAAGTTGTAAAAAGTCTAGCAAACGACGATCAAATGCTGGACTGTTATTTTGTAGCAAAGCGAGATTTAATAGGGGATACAGGACTACACTCCAAGTTTCATTCTATCAAAGCTGGAACACACGTGTTCTTAGTTAGAACTGGGAAAAATGCTTTGTTCTGCGGATTTTTTGACAACACCGGAAAATGGTTTCAGTATTCAAATGTCCCTTACATACATTATGTAAGACTCCTAAACCGACTGTTCACCATAGATGGTATCCCTGCTAGGGCCTTGTCTGACAAGATAAAAAAGCTAGGTATAGTTAGATTCAATGGTGCCAAAGTTGCCAAGCTTAGTGAATACACGCATCGTAAGACCTTCCCTAACACACTTGGAATTGTTAGAACCCAAGAAGGTAAAACTTATGAGGACTGTGTAGTTGTAGGTGATCCTGACGTTAATGCCAAAGGATTACTTTATTTGATGTTGGATAATAGTTTAGTTTTTGTTCCTAACCTTAACTGATTTAAATCATGGAAACACTTAGCGAGATACCAATTGTTCGTGCCTATACCGGAGTTGACCTGGAACGGGATTTGCACGGGAAAAATGCCGCAAATGCTTTGATGCGCGAACAGATGGCATTTATACATTCACGTAAAAACATACCTGTACATAAGTCCAATAATGAAAACAGGCAACATTCAGATAAAAACAATATTGTAACCACACCGGGTGCTAAAGTTGTAAACTTGAAAAAGCTAGCCTTGAAATTCCGAATACATGAATCCTGATCCCTATTTTTGTCAACCAACCTAAGAGGTAATATATGTCATATGTTAGAAAACTACGTTTAGCCACAACTAATGAATCAATGGCTTCAAAAACTGAATTAGTTACACCACCTGCATTGACTCCGAAAGTCGGTGATTGGAACTATCTTAAAACGGTGCTGGCTGACACAAATGACGTAAACCTCAAAATAAAATGTTTCCATGAGTACTTGGGCAACAAAATGTTGTCGGATGGAACTCATGAAATAAACTTTAAGCGCGGTGGTAGCGTGAAACCCACAATTCTGAGCGCACAATTTGTTCATGATCTAAGTGTAAGTAACTTGGAACAAAGACGTATCCAGTACCCATCGTTTGTACGCCTTGCCGAATTGTTGGATGAAATTCGTCAGTTGGAATCTATTAAATGAACTCACTAAAAATAAATCAGTTGTATGAATACCCGGAATTGTATTCCTTGTTATATGGACAAAAGCCCGCTGATGTTATAACTGATGTTGAGGGGGCTTCCATAATCACAGAACGTTGGCTACTTGACAACAAAAAATCTTTGGACTTTGATGTTGCTAAAGGACTATTCCATTCAGGACGAGGTTTGGCCGTGTGTGAATTGTTTGCAGGTGCCGTAAGCAAACACCAAAGGCCGTTTCTTACAGCGTGTGCCGCCACAGTATATGATTGGATTGTTCTTGATCTTATTGACGGTGAACCTTTTGACATAACTAAACAAGCCATACCTGACTTTGGCTCTGTGTATGAAACACCATTGGCCAAATATGACATGGTTGCAGCTTTTTATTATTCAGCAGGTATCATTATTGAGAATGATAGGGCAATATCTAGAAAAGGTATGCAGAGAGTATTTCATAATGTTGCATCAGGTCTTAGAAAAAATGGCCTGTTTATCTTGGATATGAGCGATGATCCAAGCACAAGTTTGTATGGATCTTTGTTATCTGAAGATAACTCTTCCGGTCAGGAGGTTACTATATACAACGGACACCCATTAAGACGCAAGCTGAATATGCCTTTGATTGGAGGTGATGCTCGTGTAGTATGGAATCCTAAATCGGCAATCAAACGATCTGAAGCTTTGATGTTATGCCATATACAAGACTCCATTAAAATCTTTTACGGGAAAAAACTCATACAAGAAGTATTCGTATCCTTGCCATTTACTCAACGGATGTGGACCGAGAGTGAACTCTGTGAATTCGCCCAGGAAGCTGGGTTCAAAGAAGATCACTACAGCTTGAGTCAGTACGAAGATGGAAACGCTACAAATTTTGATTTAAACCCGAACTATCAAAGTTTGGCATCAGATACCTGCTCAGAGTCTATTCATCTACAGCCACGTAAGCTTGGCTTTGTAAAACTGTAAAGTGTGATTTTAGGAGATATTAATGCGAATCGCAATTGAAGATAATAGTTACAATAGCTTGCTAACAGAACTCCCAAAGATGGGGCACGAAGTAGTTTGCTATGTTGCTGGGATAGATCACGAGTTGTTGTGGCCCATTGAAGGTGTGACGTATGCAAAATCCAGTCTGGATATGTTTAAAAGCAAAATTGATTTGTGTATAACAACAGACGAAGCTGGAAACAATGTAAAACCTTATGCTGAAGCTTTCGGAGTGCCTGTTATTGGGCACAGTGACCTTACTCTTGAATTGGAAGCCAATCGTGAATTTGCTTGTCAGGTGATTGAATCAACTGGGATGAAGTCTTATATTAAGATACCTGAGCGAAAAGAATTTATCAGCAAGGCTGCCGCAGCTACATGGCTCCGTAAACAGAAAGCTTCAAGTTGGGTTCTTAAACAACATAGGACAAGCCCACTTGAAATCATAACCAATCGAACTTTTGTGAGCGATCATAAAAATCAACATCTGTTTGCTTTGCAACTTTTGGAAGCTGATAATAGTGCGTGGTTTAAGGGGGACAAAGGCGGTGTACGTTTTGAACGCTTCATTGAAGGTACGGAAATTTGCTGGGGATCTTTCTGGGCTTTGAATGACTTTATCAGCCCCATTTACTGGTGTCAAGAACATAAAGAACCTCAGAACAACAAACGATCAGGCATTTTAACAGGTGAGGTTGGAACACTGATGGGTGTCAAACATGATACTTATACAAAGTCTAAATGTAAAGTATCCTCATTGTTTTACGAGCTTGGTAATTTCCTCACTTCAGTACCAACGTCAACGGCCTCTGGAATGATTGACATTAACACAATTGTTGATGCCAAAGGCGACCTTTGGTTTGTTGAATTTACTACACGCTGGGGTCGTCCAACATTAGAAATGCAAATTGCAATGAGTTTGGGCAACAAGACTTGGCTAGATAATATAGCTCATGCCTGTTCTCCGAAATATACACCGGGTAAATTCGATTGGACTTACGTTTATAACAAAGCAATAGGTGTAACCGTATTTGATTATGGACTACCTTATATGGTAGATCCAAATAGAAAGTCTATGAAATACAAACCACCTATCGGGTCTGTACTTGCCTCAAAGACTAAAAAACCTAGTGTTGGTGAACTTGAGTCAAAGGTCTTACCTTTCTTAACAAATCCTGCGGCAGGTGATGGACTTTGGATGACAATGCCTGAGGATGCCAGACACTTTGTAAGTATAGGTTTAGGGACACAGGCTTATGATGGATGGAATGAAATAAAGGAACGGGCGTATATACCTTTGAAAGATTTCAATGCCCCAGGTATGACTTGGCGTGATGACATTGGGGATAACGCGGATACCGTTCAAGAGGTGATTGAATGCTTCAAACTACTGTAGAGAATTTTGTTGCCAATCACAAAGGCTACGAAATATTAGGCGACACTAGGTTTGCACCTTGGCTTGAACAATTGCCTCAATACAACCTGAAAACTTTGGCCGAGTATTTACGTTTAGATGGGTACTACAGGGAACAGTTTGTTTGGTATGATGAAAAATCAGGCGTACCAATTTTTGTAGAAGAGCAAAAGCCTGAAACTTTACGCTTATGGTTTGATGATTTGACTTTGACACCCACAGTGCCGTTTTCTAGTGCAACAATGGTTTCTTTTATTGAGAAGGTGTCGAGACACTGTACTAATAGATTAATGACTTTACCATCCCTGTATTATGATAGTGCTGTCGGTAAAAAGTTTACACAAGCTTATGCTTCCACCGATAAACAATGCCATTTACTTGAATCTAATGAAGCCTTTGTTGAATCCTTGGACAGCAAAAGTAGATACAAAGTTAAAAAGGCAACAAAAGAGTGGTTGGATCAAGGTATGCAAGTTACTGCTTTTGAAGCAAACCACTACGAATCCTGTAAAGTACTGATTGATAGTGCAATTGCATCACAGTCTATGTATTGGAAAAGTAAGAAGGCTCTTGACTCAGATCAGTATGAATATGTAATGCGCTTGCTGCTTTGGCAATTGGCTTGTATGAAAACAGGACTCGGTGTAATGTTCCTAACCTCTTTAGATACACAGGATTTAGATTGGTTAAGTATGGTTGGCTTAACACTGCAATGTGACACACAAGGTAGGAAAGAGTTCGTGTATTCAACTTGGGCACAGAACCCGCATTTTACAGGATCAGCCTCCAACATAGGTGTAGCAAGTTTAAATCTGTGTTTGAACCAGTTGAGAACTATGTTGAATGACTCTGATTTAATAGTTAGGCTTAGTACAAGCAGTGATGAATTTATTCCAGATGCTAAATACTTGGACTACAAAAAGGCACTATGCAATGCAGAGAGTGGTACGTTATTCAGCTTTGCATCTTCGGTGGATGAAGAGTCTACTATGTACCCACCTTACTATGACTGCTCTAGTGCGAAATGGATTCTCAAATGAAGACCTTGACAGTAGATAGCATTTACTCAAATTATGCATTATACCAAATCCTATACGGTAGAGATTCTTGGTATCACATGTTTACAGCAGATGCCATACATCGAATGTGTTTGACTTGGATGCAAAAGAAAAAGGTGCCGAAATTACAAATACTTGAAATGTTTTCAGGTAAACGGGAGTTAGAACCATTCTTGATTGGATTTTTAAAAGATATTGTATCTGATTACAAATGCTTGGAGCTTTCGGATTTTGATTCCAAACCTTGTGATAACACCGTTTATGCAGATGCTTATGTTCCCGGTGATTGGTTGTATACAACGAAGAGCAATGTGATACTAATTCCGTACTTTGCCATTCAAGGTACAGCACCTGTTGGAAAAGATTTCGCTGATCTAAATGACTTACTATCTCTATTTAAAAATTGTAGATCCATTTTCAAAAAATCAAAAGGCATGGTATATTTACATTATGATTCAATTGATTCTGATTCAGAGATGGCAAAATGTGTGAAAGATGTGCAGAGTGTTATTTCGATACCTATTAGTCACCCCATACGTAAAGACTTGGGTATGAGTGATTATATAGATGCTACCCTTTATGCAAATACATCAAAAACATTCGATCGTACAAATGGCTTACTAATTGACACCTTCAAAGACGTATGGATTGAAACACGAGGCAGACTGGTAGCTAATATAAAAGTCAAAAAACCGTATATAGAAAAGCATTGGAGCAATGCCGAAGTAACATATGCTTTGAAAGCTAACGGGTTCAATGACTTTGATTGGTATGAAACCGATTGCTCCAGCCTGAATTCCGGAGACTTCTCTCTAATACATAGACCTGCACTAGAAACACCTAAAACAATTAATCAGTATTTTGATATTCTTGCTGATTATAAAAGCCCACATCATTTGGTTGCATCATAACCACATAAAGATCACTGTATACGGCTCACAGAATGTTTGTTTTACAACCAGGGGTTGACAAAGATTCTGTAAAGTGTTACAATGAAGTTGACGCAAGTTTGCAGTCGTGCGTCAATTTACTTAATAGTGACTGCTTAACTCAGGAATCTGAAAATGGCCAAAAAACAAGCCCCCTCCCCAATGAATGTTGCAGTACAGTTCCCAGGCTTCGAAGAAGTCACCGGGACTATTGTGTCGCAAGACGCATCTTCAGTGACATTCTCTCACAAGCGTCCACGCAGCAAAACAATGCTACGTTCGGTGTTCCCGATTGATCAAGTACTGGCCATTTATAGCAACGGTGGTGACGGTGCCGATACAGTTGTTCTCAAAAGCCTTGCTGCTGACTATGACACTTTCGATGGCTCTGTTGTTGAAACCGAACTCGCTGGGTTCGTTGCGTTCGAAACCGAGTCCGGGACTGTCACGGTTCGTGGTGGTGCTTTGACTGTTTCAATTGTCGATGATGACGAAGCTCCCGCAACTAAACCTGCGGCCAAGGCAAAGCCTAAAGCAAAAGCTAAGGTTGAAGAGGAAGAAGAGGAAGAAGAGGGTTACACACCCGAAGTTGGTGATCGTGTGAATGTCACGGATTCGGAAGACGAAGTGACAACTGGCACAGTTACCGCAATCACAGCCAAGATGCTCACCGTTGAAGATGATGAGGGAGAAACTGTTAAATTCAAGTTGGCGGAAGTGACTGTTGAAGCTGCTCCGAAAGCCAAGGCAAAAGCAAAGGCAAAGCCTAAAGCAAAAGCCAAGGTTGAAGAGGAAGAGGAGGAAGAAGAGGAAGAGGCTCCAAAAGCCAAGGCAAAGCCTAAAGCAAAGGCCAAGGTTGAAGAGGAGGAGGCGGAAGAGGAAGAAGAGGAAGAGGCTCCGAAAGCCAAGGCAAAAGCAAAAGGCAAAAAAGCTGATGCTGATGGTGATGACTGGTAATCTCTAACGTCAGATAACTGAGTAATGAAGGGTGTTGTAATGGCACCCTTCAACTTATAACAACTTATGTCAAGCAATCAAAACGCCCCACAACAATTGAGTGTGTTGTCAATACATGCAGCAAAGTGTTTGAAATGTTCACATCTTGTGGCTTGGGCTGAAGATGCTTATGACTGCACTGTAGATACTAATCCACACTGTCCCGCACAATGCGTCAAAATAGTGATTGGTTTCAACATTGACGAAGTAGCAAACAAGATCAATTTGGCTATGCTGTCAGGTGATGCCAGCAAAGTCAGTAAGCAAATGGTTAAACTGAGTCAGCACGATTCACATGTTCAACAACAAGTTCTTGCCAAAGTATCTGAACTAACTGCAAGCAATTCAAAGCCATGAAACAACAACCTGCTGTAACTACAAAGCCTTGGAAACATTCAACTGTTGAATCCTTTCAAGTACCTGAAACAACATCAACCTGGCAAACTCAATTGAGTGTGACGCCAGATGGTTCAAACGTTGTAGGGTTACGTAAATTCATAACGAAAAAAGCATCAACAGATTTGATAGCAACTAATATGGGCTTATCTATACCTGTAGATGATGTAGCACCAAGGTTGTTACGTAAACTGAGCAAGATGCTGGCCAATCTTGCTGATCATGTTTAACAAACCTAATTGTGATTTGGGTAATGTACCTACCCTCTTGTGAAAGCAAGAAAACGGTGCCAAGGCGCTTGCCATTGATGACCAGATGTTGTGTGTTGACCGATTTTGCACAACGATGGTGGAGGATATATAGAACGAAGCTTCACAATCTTCTATGTCGGTACGGATCAATCAACACCGTGAATGTGGGTTGATCAATTTGTTTCTCACCTAAACTTGGCGCGCGTTAGGTTTATTAGTGAGAAGGCAGCCTGTAAAACATTCGGTACACCAACGAGTGTTTTAGGCTTGTAAATTAAAGCGTCGAAACTTTCGGTGGATTAGACGAACCGTAGACTTAAGAACTAGTTGTATATGTAAGGATTGGACTACTTTTACGGAAGCCATTCGATGTATACGAAACCGTATAATTTAGATTGAGCGATTGCTGGGATCAGTAGACCACGTAAGCTAAAATGTGTAAATTGTCATAAAATATTTGAGCGTAGCCTGTCTAAAATTGGCATTTTGCTCTAATTCGTGTCGGTCATTATACTTAGGTGCTAACCAATACGGTAACAAGATTACAGGCTACATTAAATATTGATACTATGCGGGGTTGGTGAAATTGGTAGCCACACCGGGTTTAAGCCTCGACGATAGAAATATCATGAGAGTTCGAATCTCTCACCCCGCACCATGTCTTGTTACATATTAGGATTGTATAGAGCAAGCGTCTCACTATGATCTGGAGCATCTTCTTATGGATGGACCGCGTTAATACGCCGTGAAAATCACACCAGCGAACGGCATTTTGCAGACTGAGAGCTGATGCTACTGGCTGATGGGCTGTGCGAAGACGCCTGGCAGACCCTGTACTCGGGACAAGACGTGGCCGAGCCGCCATTTTGGGTTAGGCTAGAGCTTAGCGAACCCTACTGGGTAAAGATTGAAGAAGCTGCTACCCAAGCGGCCTAAGCTGCTGAGCAAACGCAAATAGAACAAGCAGAACTGCTTCGACTGACTGCAAAATACGGCGCTCACTACCCAAAGTCAGTACGACAACTCCACACTAAAGATTAAGGAGATTTGAATGAATCTGTATGACCAAACTCTTGCTGCTGAGTCTGAAGTTTCGATTTATCGCAGCGCGAACATTAGCGAGTGGATTGAAGCAATTGACCCTGTGCTGAAGGCGGCTGGCGAGTGCTCCATCGGTCGTGACACAGTGGATGACATTTCCGTGTCGGAAACGACGTTGACCATTCGCACGTCATATTCGGTCCGCTGCTGCCCTCAGAATAACGACATGAGCCTCCCGATTTCCGTTCTGAAAGCTGACAATCCAATTCAAGCGGCTACTCACTACAGGCTTGGCAATGAACTGGCCGAAGCCAAAACAAGCCTGTCTGCCGCGCAACGTGTGCTGACAGAAAACACTAAAAAAGTGGCCTTACTTGAGGCGGAACTTGCTGCCGTGCCGCTGTAGCCGCTTATGAAACCTGATGCGGTTCGGGTAGAGTCGGGCGCTGGTCACACCCAAGCTGACTACCTCATGCCTGCCAATATCCTTAATCTCCCGCGCCTGACCGTTACCCAGGTTGATGAAACCAACCACGACTACCACATCAAGGCCCAGGCATCCTTTGGCTCATCAGCTTGCCCGGATTGCAAACATACAGGATTAGTTGGGTTTGGCCGCAATGAACAGCTAATCAAAGACCTTACCCTGCACGGCAAACGGGTTGGCATCTACTTCGATACCAGGAGTTTTCGCTGCAATGGCTGCGGCAAAACATTCGTGGAGCACCACCCCGACTTCCACCCAGACCGGGCCATGACCAGTTGTTCACAATGTCCATGGCATTTAACACAGACCCAAATCAACACACCTAGCAGGATGAAGAGTTGAACTTCGGAGCCGACATAACAACACTGGTCAGGCTAATCGAAGAAGGCAAACTCTGAGCCTTTATCAACAATGAATTACGGATACCCATAAAATGAACATAACAGCAATGGAAAAAGCGCTTAAAGCGCTGGATACAGCCAAGCACGGACTGATGTGGTATGCCGGTAGACACCCAGAGGACGTAGACGAGAATGACTCGGCAGCCGAGTCAGAAATTGACGAGGCTAAGCGCGCCCTTAGTGCCGCCATAGAAGCTGCGTCAGCTGAACAGATAAAAAATTATGCTTGAGCATGTGTGTGAGCCGCACAGACCATCCCCACAGGCTATCGGCTTGTACCAATAGACCCAACACCTGAAATGAAATCGGCAGCAATCGGCGTTGAGGTTTACTCAGACTCGCCAGTTTTACGACATGACGCTAGCGACGTAATCGATGACTTGATGGGATAAAATCACAAGCAACGCGCTACTTAAGCACGTATTGGGTATTCTTACGACCGTATACGGCCTTGGCACAGAGACACAGACCATCAAGGAAATACAGGAGATTTAAAAATGACCACTCTTGAAAAAGCCGCACACTACTCCGCCGTTCTAAAAAAGAATTTCGGCGTAGGCGTCCCGGAGTCCATAGACCTCGCGTCGGTGTTGGATGAGCTTGCAGTGCAGAACTACAAGCAGCGGGAACTGCTCAGACTTGCGCTTGAAGCTATGCAGCAACTATTCCCACAAAACGGAAACGAGGGCGGCGTAGCCGTATGGCGACTTGGTGCCAGCTACGCCGTCAATGAGGCAATCTCGGCGATAGAGGAGCAAGTCAAATGACAATTTACACAACCGGGGAAGTTGACGCGCAAGCCCTGGCGCTGCTATTGAAAGAGCGTGACGCACTACACGCAAAGATCATCAATCTTTGCGCAAAAAACAAAAGCCTGCGAGAGGCTCTTAGCGCAGCAGTGGAGATGGCTTATGAAGGTAAGAGTTTTAACCCATTCACATCACAGTATCGTGATGCATTGAATGCACTTGAGGACTGAAAGGGCTATTTATACAACAGGATCAGTCGATCCACAAGCCATAGCACTGCTACTGAAAGAGCGTGATGTGGAGATTGGACTGGAATGGTCAGACCACCACTATGACCCCGCGCATAACCATTCACATTCCTGCCATATTTGTGGTGGATGTAGTAAGGCTAGTGACCTAAGTCATGTCAAAGCTACCTTCGGGCATGTTTCAGATTGCCGACGCCAACATACATGTGGTATGGTAGGTCTTGGCGTCTACAAAATGTATGACTTAGATGGTTAGCACTTAAACTTAATTATAAGTCAGTAGAATTCTTCTTGAAATACACTGTTGGGTACAAATGTGTATAACGTTTGTATAGGGATATACCGAACCATTGCTAGGCTTGTAGCTACACGTTGACCTAAGTAATTGGGTTTGAATAAACGTGACGAAGCTCAGTGTGTTTCCAGAAGATTACAGGCAGGTAGCTTAGTTTGGTCTTAAAGCAGAGGAATAGTGAGTATGGCTAAGATATTAGGAAAACCCTTTGTAGGGTACAAAGGTTATAGAGTTTGGCATAAGAAAGAAGGTCGTTTCTACGTATGTCTAGTCCCCCACCTGGTGTAGACTTAGTACGGACCACATTAACTCTAGCTAATATAAACTATCTGTAAAGTTAGGCATAAGGCTTTCAAGTGATGAAGAAGTAGATCACAAAGATAATAAAACTAATGATGCTGTTGGTAACTTGCAAGTTTTAACAAAAACTGGAGAATTTACAGAAATGTAAAGACTTACAAAAACAAAAACAATGTCTACACATGGAACTTTAAGTTCATATAGGTATTGTAAATGTGAATTATGCAAACAGGCTAATCGTTTGTACCAATCTGCGTACTACAATAAGAAGTCTGCCTAATTAAGTTTTAATACACCCGATGCTCTACGGTTGGAAGCCCTCGACTCATAATCGAGTGACGAAAGTCCATTGTCGGTTCGAATCCGACCGGGTGTACCATATGAATAACACTTTATTAAAGGATACATTATGTTGTTTCGTGTATGGTTTCAAAATCGCTGGATTGAGAATGTACCTGTCAGCAGGGCCTCTTTGTAAAAGAGGAAGGCCATGTAGTTATCCGTATGGACTTGCCGTATACAACCCCTCCAACGTAATCGACCGAAGTCGATACCAAGTTTACAGTAGAAGAAATTCAGATTACAGTTTCGTTCTTTAGTGTTTGTCTCCCTAACCGTTACCATCGCGTAGCAACACTGTGAACTGTCTGATGGTTAAACATCAGCTACTCTTTTTATAACCAAACGTAACTGGTTACGTAGAGAAGCCTGTAAGTCAGGCTACAAGTTAGTATGTAGTATGGTGAGATAGCGATACAGTGCGTGAGTGCTGGAGGCAAGAGTCGCTGTGGTTCGACGGACAAGGCCGTTATATGAATCCCCTAAACACCATTAACAAGCCGCTATCTTCCGGTATGGATGAGCTTCGTTTCATTCGATGGGTAGTGTGCATCTATAACGGGCATTAAACCCGCCAATATGGCAGTAAGCAACATCTACAATTGTCGGAACTAAACGCCCGACCTCTGCACCAATCGTCGTGTTATCTGATGAGTTGCCGACGTTAAATGCAACGAAAACGATCTTGGTCGTTCATAAAGTGCCCTACCTAATCTTCGTAAGGCCACGCAGAACAGTTTTGTGTAATGCGTCCCTGTTGGAGTCTGATACACTCCTAAGAAGGTACGGGGCCAGGTTACGGCAACATCAACACCGTAAATACTTGACTGCCCAAGCTATGAATAAGGATACTTGTAAGTGTCCTTGTGTGTAACCTGTAGAGCATATGGGGACGCCTATGTGCTTTATGGATTACAAGGAGAACGTGATGGGTCAAGCAAAAGCACGTGGCACGTTTGAACAACGTGTAGAGCAGTCTAAAGACAAGATGCGTATAAAAGCTGAAGCTGCCGCATTGAAACGAAAATTTGAAAAGGAAGCAGAGAGTTTGAGGATTGATGCTCTTCCAGCTGAGGAACAAGAAAAAGTACCCACAGGTGGCCGACGTACTGGACTGTGTACCATGAGAGGCAATCTTATATTGGCGGCAACCGTTGCATCAATGTCTGCATTTAGTAATCTGTAAAGTACGTCATGATTATACAATTTCTCAGTCGGATTATGCTTTTGTTGGACTGGAAGTATACATCCATAGTGTGTATAGTTTGAATATAGCACTAACCAGCCAAAAAGTTTATATCGGGGGTTTCTATTAACACATAGTCCCTCTTGAAACAATGACCTATGTAGGTCATTGGTTAGAAACCCACATTACACTTATAAAACTCAAACGTAATGACTTCCAAAATCACATACTTTGTCCAGCATCCCGATATAACTGTTGGTAAAAAATCTTTCGGTACTAAGGATGATACTCTGTTTATCCGAACGCATTTTTCAACAGTTCAAGGTGAAGGACCATTTGCAGGGCAGTATGCCTACTTCCTTAGATTGGCCGGTTGCAATTACGGCCCTAAATCAAATTGGTGCAAATTCTGTGATAGTGAATTCCGAATGGACTTGGCAACACACCTATCCTTTGAACAACTACATGATGCTTGGACAGAGAAAAAGTGTTCTTTGGTAGTTGTGACCGGAGGTGAACCCACGTTGCAAGAGGCTGTTGTTGACTTATGTGTAAAGTATCCAGAGACACATTTTCAGTTTGAAACAAATGGAACACAAGCTGATGTGATACATCAATTGCTATTGCTGCCGAATGTCACAGTTGTTATCAGCCCTAAATTCAGTATCACAGGTGCCATGATACGACCGTCTGATGAAATGTTGGCTACTGCTACATTCAAATTTTTAATCAGTTCTGACCCCGAACACTTTGAATACAAAGTTCCAGACTTCGCCCGACGCTGTAATAAGCCAGTTTACTTGAGTCCAATTGCTGTGTACCGGAAAGCTTATGCAGGTGAAGTGTCAGATGCTTGGGATCATGACTTGGTAGATCATGTGGCCACACGAGCAAATTATGCCTATGCTGCACACTTGGTGCAAGTGCTTTCGACAAAAACACAAAGTATGAATGTCAGACTGAGTATCCAACAACACTTGTTTACGAGCCTTCCTTAAATATAGCCGGGTTCGCATAGTGGGATTGCACCTACCTGGCACTGTAAACTCTAAACCTTAAACCTTAAAGTATAGTATGTCATCAAATATAAGTATCCCTGTAGATATGAAAGAGTTTTTGCGCCAAAAGATTTTAGGCGCATACATGGAAGTGATACCGAAAGACAGGTTGGATGAATTGATTGAAACTGAGGTACGAAACTTTTTTGAAACTGAACAACTACTAACTGTTCAGGAAACTCAGATAGCAGTTGATAACCCATCCTATGACCCTAAGTCTTACCGTAGTGATCGAACACTAAAACGCGATTGCTTGACATTTGGTAGCAAGATGACACCGTTCCGTCAGTTGGTTTGGTCTACATTGCATCAACACTTGCAGCCTGTACTATCAGCTATCTTGGCTGATAATCAAAGTAAGTTGAATAAGGATTTAGGTGAGTGGGTAACGGAAATTGCTTCCCCTGTAGTGGCGGATACTAATAAGGCAACCTTCACCTATTTGGCAACATCTATGAGTTCTATGATGTTACGTAATGCCATGCAAAATGCGATAACTACTTCGCATAACAACATGCAAGCCGCACTTATGCATGTTGGTATTAATTCTGCCGCAATAGATAGTATACCACCTCCTATAGTGCCTCCAATTGATCCTACTATTTAATCACCATGACTGAAGACATACAAATTGTAAATGGCTTTCCTATGCCAACTAGGCAAGCCCGTAAAAAGATAGTTGTATCGGTGTTAGGTTTCTGCTTTGCCTTGATTGCCTACATAGTTGTTTATGGCAGTGCCGATAATTCTTTACAGTCCAGCGCTTTATCCTGGGCCTTTTCCTTGTCCGGAGCTACAGTTGGGGCCTACGTGTTCGGGTCTACTTGGGATAATTCAAACGTAATTGCCTCATATAAATCAACTGTTGATTCAATTGTTATTTTGCAAAAGGATGGCAAAGTATGACCTGGTTCAAACTATGCCTATTGCTAGGTACAACAGCTTGGATTCTTACTCTTATACCCTTTAGAAAGTCTAAGGCAGTAACAGAAATTCAAGCGCATATAGTTGGAACTTTGCTAGTCCTATCATTCGTTGTATTTATCGTATCTTTAGTCATATTCATGTACGAGAATCTTCCATGATTGAACAACTCGCCGAAAGTATGTGGCAACTACACAGCGATTCAGTACCTGCTTCATGTGCAACACAACCTACTTGGGAAACCCTACCTGAAGCTTATAAACAGTGCTGGACAAAACTAGCCGGATTGAGCCAAAACAACTTGCTTGGAAACTTAGCCTAGCAAGAGACTGATCCGGACAAAGTTCAACGTCGCATAGTATGTGCTGCAAATAGATGCGGTGGCAATTACAAACCGTACAGTGGGAATCTATATTGATGAAAGCTTATATTAATCCAAGCGTATCCGTTATGCTGTGGCCTTATGTAAACGCAAGTCTATGGCCTAAAAAAACAAACAGAATGTTGTTCAACGTTTGTTGGCATCATTCAAGTACCGAAATTGGGTATTGGGAATGTACATATTATCCAGACTCATTAGTAGATCCAGAGGAATCTGTATTTAAACCTATACGTGTTTATGGTCTAAAAGATATTACGCCTAAATGCCTTCTAAAAGATGGTGAGACCCATCATACTAATAAAGCATATGTAACTTCTCCAGATCAAATTTACAATTACGACTTATCTGCTGCCTCTACCGGGGCCAAGCTTCTTGTCCTTAATAAAGGATTTAGTACAAGCCTAGGACAAATAACTGGCAACAGTATGAATGATTCCGGAATTATTGCTTGGGCTCCTATGCCTGTGCGTGACAAGGAAATGGAAGTGTTTTTGGGGCATATGCCCGTTTTAACCGGGCATCCAGCCCTTAAGGAGAACTAGTATGGTAGTAGCAAAGAAACCTGTAGCAGCAATGAAGGCATCCGCCAAACCTGTTGCAAAAGTAGCAGCAAAACCCGTTGTGAAAAAGTCTCTTGCTAAGACAGTGGCTACAAAGACCGTGGTCAAACCTCTTACCAAGAAGCCTGTGGTTAAAGCTCCGGTGAAAAAGCCTGTTGCAAAGGTGGTTGCTAAACCTGCTGTGAAACCTGCCGCAGTCAAGAAAGTAGTTGCTACGATTAAATCCGTAGCCAAGGCCGCTGCACCTACAACAGTGTCAGCTAAGCCAAGTAAAATGGCCGCCTTGTTGACAGAGCCAATGCCGATCCGAGTCACGTACAATCGTACAACCTTGATTGAGCATGTGATGGATGCAACCCAACTCGACAAGAAAACAGTTGCCCATGTTATCAATGTTCTTAGCAACACAATGCAAGGTGCTTTGATGCCTAAAGCAGTTGGCGAATTCACCTTCCCTGGGCTGTTCAAGTTGTTCCTCCGTAAAGTTCCAGCACGTAAGGCTGGCGTCCTTGTGCGTAACCCTGGCACTGGCGAAATGTCACCCGGTAAAGCTAAGCCAGCATCAGTCCGGGTAAAAGTTCGCCCCTTGAGTAAATTGCGTCAAGCTGCCTTGGCTTGATTGTTCTTACCCTATCTAGTAAGGTGTAACATGATTACAAACGTAAAGCTTCTGAGTCCCAGTTTACTCGTTCGTTGCGAAGGTGTGTCGGAAGCCTCGTTTAAACCTGGAATCAATTTGCTTGTTGGTCCAAACGGTAGTGGCAAAAGCACATTCTTAAATGCCGTTCAACAACAAGTGTTACTAGATCCAGGTCAAAAGCCTATTGCCTCAGTGACTCGTGACCTGGATGTACCGTTGATATTTCATAGCAGTGAAACAGCAAGTGGGTTTGCTGCCGAACAATTGAACATCAACACAACGTCTACAGTATCAGGGTTGGGACACAACTACATGAGCTTTGGCCAACGACTTCTTAGTTTGTTGGCCGAACTTCAAAATATTCGTGAACCTCGTGTGATCTTGTTGGATGAACCGGAGTTGGCTTTGGACTTCAATGCGGTGAATGCCTTTTGTGGCATGATCATCAAACAATCGGCAACGCAACAATTTTTGGTTGCAACCCATCATCCTTTGATGATGGCCATGCCTAACACGAATTTTGTTGTGTTTGGTGCTGACAAGAAGTATCCAAGAAATGCGTTGGCTCGTATGCGAAAAGTACTAGCCTCATCAAAGCTTTGATTAGCGATCAGGAGTTAATATGGCCTTACCCTTTTCAGGCTCAACCTACGTTAATTCTATTAACAGCATTGTGAAATGGACTGTGGATAAGGATGCTGACCTTTACAAGGTTGGCACCCTAGTATTTAGAACTGAATGGGCAGCAAAGGAGTATGCCCGATTTTGCAATGCAACTGAAGTCATACTTTATTCTGTTCAAACAACTCTAGAAAACACAAGCATATATGCCTGCATCGGCAGTGGAGTTAGGGTAGTGAATATACCATTAAGTTACTCTACATACGTGTCAAGCCGACGTGGTAAAAACTTAGTTTCCTTTAGTGACAACAAGGTAGATAAAATCAATTTATCGGAATTACTGATAGTGTTGTTTCCTGTTGATCTTATATGGGTTAAGCTGTGTGTAGTTATGAACAAGTTGATGTGGGGAACAAACGGTCGAAAAATTCGAACTTAGGTTGTGTAGACACCCATTTAAGTAGGGGGTTGACAATTTGCGTGGATCTGTTAAAATCAGGTTAGCGCAAATTGTCAACCCCTTTTTTACGTCTGAGAGAACCTTATGAACACACCTACTGCACCTGTACGCCAAGCCCCTGATTACAACAACGCAACAATTCAAATTTTGTTGGACACACTCAAGGAATTTGAAACTTCGGATTGTTACACTGGGATTATTGCTGACCCTGCTGTGCAAGCACGTATTGACGCTGACCCAGACAACGAGGGTTACTGTCGTGATGATCTGCATCCAATCGTTACGCATATTGAATGGTTGGCTTGTGTGTTGTTTATCACAAACGACGGCGGGTGCGATTGGACAAATATCAACAAGGTGCGGGATGCTGGCTACTATATACGCCGAGGTGATTGGGACAGTTTCGGTTGGCTTGTAGGTGTAATACCTACCAAGAAGGGAGATATCTGCTACGGTTAATTTACGGGGGCTTCGGCCCCATTTATAACTTTGAAAGATTAATATGAATGTTCAATACATTAGCTTTCGTGGCCTTGCTGCAATTTTACCTTCATGCCGTGGTGAACTCACAATGGTGAAAAGTTCAGATAGACCGGAACGTACTTCAATGTTCGGACTTATGCCTTGGAAATGGCATCGTGACTACTTCAGATAAGGAATCGTAATGAAAACACAAACAAGCTTCACAGTCTTATTGCCAGTTAAAATTGAAATCGGCAAAAGCTTGCACTATCATTGCCACATGAATGATATTGCAAAACTATTTCGTAATGAATTGGACATGACATTTAAATCGTCATCTCATGATATGAGAACCGACTTCAAAGTATTGACTTCCACTTTAACGGGTGCTTCCTTGGAAAAGGGAATTACGGAATACACAGCAAAACGAGATTTGGCCAAAACAAAACTGTTGTTGGCAACCCTCGCGTGGTGGGATCAACAGTGCCCGGTAAGTTGGAGCGTTACTCAACACATGGATAATCCTACAGTGAATTGTGTGACGGCTATCGAATCTAACTTGGCTCAAGCAGTAGCAAACTACTTACACGTTCCAGATTCAAAATTACCTAAGTAGTTTTAACTGTAAAGTCTCAATGACTTTTAACGAGAAACAACATGGCAACAAAAGCCACCCTGCAAATATGGAAATGATACGTTGCATAGATAACGCTGCAAAAGCGCATTCAAACTACATAACTTTTAATAACTAAAATCTCTGATTGCTAAATATGAAAAATCAAACGGATGTGTATTCGGAGAAGTCAATTGAGTCATACCAAGGACTTGACGGAATTCGAAAACGTATGGCAATGTATATTGGTCAGCCGGACAGTCACGGGTTGTGGACAACAACCCGTGAGTTATTGGACAACTGTAGTGATGAAGCCCAAGCAGGACGTAATAAAAGCGCACACTTGATCCTTGACACTGACGGTAGTTATTGGGTAGTAGATCAAGGTGAAGGTATCCCTACTGGAACAATCACAATCAAGGCGCATGGCACTACCTTGAAAATGAGTGCCTTGCAAGCTGTTGTCAGCGAACTACACACAGGTGGTAAGTTTTCAACATCGGGTGGTGCCTATTCAGCAGGTAGCGTAGGTACACACGGGATTGGCATCAAAGCAACAAACGCAACAAGCAAACTGTTTGAGGTGTGGACTCGTCGTGAAGGCAAGATTTGGAACCTTAGTTATGCTGATGCCAAATTGAAATCCGAGGCGGCTATACTAAAGTCCGGGCCTCGTTTGCCACACGGCATCGTAGTGAAAAATTGGGGCACAATCTTTCATGTTGTTCCTGACTTGAAATTGTTTGAAAAGGGTAGCAAGCTTCAGTTCTCAGATGTTATGCAATGGGCCAAAGTAACAAGTTACTTGAATGCCGGGTTCCATATCAACATCACCGGGCCTAATGGCAAGACACGTGAATTTTACGCAGAAAACGGTGTTGCCGATTACATGGCTGAACAAGTAGCTGATTTAAAGGCCACTGAGCTAGGTGATCATTTTTTATATGCCTCTAAAGAAATGGACGTTGCGATCAGTTTTACCGATTGTGAAGGTATGCAGCTTCACGGTTATACAAACGGACTCCATAACCCGGCAGGTGGACTGCACGTGCAGAATGTGTTGAAAGCCTTTAGTGCCGTTGTCAACACCTATCGAATGTCCAAACATGAATTCAAACCCAGTGACTTGTACGAAGGGTTGGTTGGCATTGTGAATTTCAAGATAGCTGCTCCAGCCTTCAACAATCAAGTGAAAGAAAAATTGATTGATGAACGGGTTGTTGCACCCTCGTATGAACAAACTGTGGAAGCACTGACTACATGGTTCAAAAAGCACAAAGACTTGGCACGTATATTGTGTGATAGGGCAACCGAGTTGCGCAACTTGAATGATGAGTTCGCCAACAACAAAAAGCTCCAACGTGAATTGAAAGGTGTTCGGGGTCGTAGTGCCTTGCCTCCAAAATTGAGTGTTGCTCGTTGCGAGCCGGGTCAACGTGAATTGTTTTTGGTTGAAGGGGATTCTGCCGGTGGTAGTGGCAGCAAAGCACGTGATAGCAATTATCAAGAATTGTTGCCTTTGCGTGGCAAGGTATTGAATGCCTACAAGGTCAAGACAACAGACTTGCTGTGGAGCAACAATGAGATTCTCAATATCCTAAAGAGTATTGGCTTTAACCCTGAAGTCAAAGACAAGCTTGCGGCCTTGCGTGTGGGCAAGATCATCTTGTTAGGTGATGCCGACAAAGATGGATTTCACATCAACCTTTTGAATCTGGGATTGTTGTGCCGAGTTATTCCTGAAATATTTGAAGCTGGTATGGTCTACGTTGCAAAAGGCTTTGAGTACATGATTGACAATGACAAGCAGAATTATTATGGCAACTCGGTTACTGAAATCAAAGAAGCCGCACCTGCCAATCTGCACAAAAGCATTCAACACTTGAAGGGCTGGGCCGAATGTTCTGCAAGGGGATTGAAGCATATGGCTTTTGATCCGGAGACTCGTGTGTTACAACACGTGCAAATTGGCCCTGACTGTTTGAGCCGGGTAAAAGGGTTGCTTGGACATGATACCGATGTTCGTAAAACCTTAATCGAAACAAACTGAAAGCATTTATGGCAACACGTAACAAAAAGCTGGTTGTGAAAAAAGCCGACGCCAATATCAATGAAGTTATGTTGGGCGACTTTGCGCACATGTGCTTGACTGAGTACGCAAAGGAAACAATTTTCAACAGGGCTGTTCCAGAACTGTATGACGGACTGAAGCCAGTACATCGTAGAATTTTGCTAGACATGTATCGCATGGGTTTATACCCTGAACGTGATACCGTAAAAGCCGCCCGTGTTGTAGGTTCTGTGATGGGCAATTTACACGCTCACGGTGACGCATCAATTATGGGGGCAGTCGAGACTATGGTAAATAGTTCTGCTGCTCAAGTGATTGGTGTAGGTAACTGGGGCAGCATTCAACAACCCGGTGCCGGGGCAATGCGTTATGTGAACTGCAAGCTTAGTCCCTACGGTATGAGTTTTCTTGACAAAGACTACTTGGCAGTCACGGCAATGAAACCCAATTACGATGGCAAAGACACGGAAGCAATTGTTCTACCTGCTTTGCTACCTAATTTGTTCTTGAATGGTTCCGAAGGCATTGCCGTTGGCTTCACATGCGGAATCCCACCGCTTCAACCAGTGCCTTTGTTGTCACTAACACAAAAGTTCTTAAGCAAGGTCAAACCAACACCGCTTGAAGCTGCCAAAACCGTTCAGCCCAATTACAACACAGGAGGCGTGTTATACACCTTTGACAAAGAAGCTCGTGATGCTTGGTTGCAATGGTGGAAAACCGGAAAGAGTTCTGTGTACATCGGCCCCAAGTACACGTTTGATACCAAGTTAAACATTTTGAGTGTTACAGGTTTTGCTCCGAACATAACCAATGAAAAGTCTGTTCGTGAGAGCAATGGCAACACAACCAAGATGGGATACCTTGAATACTTGATCTTGACATTGAATAACGATCCTCGTGTTGAGTATGCACAGGACATGACTGATGCCAACAGCAAGGTGGCTTGCGAGTTGCACGTTAAACTGAAAAGCAAACGTGACCAACAGCAAACAGTTGATGACTTGATTGATGAATACTTTTACCACCTAAAGCATTTTGTAACAACGGTGATTGAACAAAAGCAAGAAACGGTGGAACGTGCCGAAGACGTAACAGTTGACTTTTTGGTTGAGCAGTCACCTTATGTGTTGCTGGAGCGTTGGTGCACACTTCGAGTTGAGTTGGAAACAAAGTGTTTGACTTATAGGTTAGAGCAGAATGCCAAGAAGGTGCGCAACACTGAGGTACTGATCTTGGCCTGTATAAACCGTGACGTAATCAAACAAGTGTTGGATTCTGACAAAGGTGATCTGGATGAAATATTGTCTAAGAAATTGAAAATCACACTTGCTGAGGCCAAGCAAGTTTTAGACTTGCCTATCCGTCGTTTGAGCGCAATGGATCAAATCAAATTGAAACAGCAATTGGCCGAGCAAAACAAAATCAGTGTTCAATTGAAAGCCTGGTTGAAAAATCCTGAAGCCAAGGTTGTTGCCGATCTTGAGAAAGCCAAGGAGTTATTCGCATGAAGATGCACCTTACGAATCTTTCTGCAAAGGCAGATGACTACAATGGCAGCCCACATATCGTCAATGCGATACGTAAAGGTTCATTCACGGAATGCCGAAGGATTGCTAATGGATTCACTACAGTAGATGCAAACTTGGTAACATGTCAGGCTTGCTGCTCAAAAAAGTTCGTCACACAACTGGTGTGAAGCCTCTGAAAAAGCCAAGGAGTTATTCGCATGACACTATCTACAGCCACACGTTATCTAAACCCGGATGACAAAGACCTTTTGGAAAAGGTAGCAAACATATGCGACTTTCAAGTTGTTGGGTCAACGTATAAATCAAATGTTGTTGACGGTTGCGAAATTAACTACGCCTTTATTGGACTTCAAGTTGTAAAACCGGATCACACAGATGTCAACATGTGGTCACCTCTCATTTCATATTCAGATGCTTTTGATTTGGCCGTTCGATTGAACATCATGTTCTCAGGAACTCTCAAAGTCATTTATTATGAACAGTTGAAAGTTGGCTTTAGTCCCAGTGAAGCTTATTGCAGAGCCATAACAATGACCGCTGCATGTGTAACTATATCCGGGGTTAAGCTGTCCTAAATTGACCACAATAAATGTGTGATATAATGCGATTGCCGCAAGGTCGCGGTCAACCTGAAAGTTCAAAATGATGACGCCTAATCTTGAAACACTCATCCCTGATGCTGAATCCCACAGCGTCACCTCGCTACCCGAACAACGCTATGTTCTAGGCTTTAATGCATTGCACGTCGAGGCCGTGTTCATGGCAGCTAAGACCAAGCAGCTCCCTGTCGGGATTCGTAACTCGGACATAGACGAACTTGTATATAAGGATTTTTTAATAGAGCATGATGAAAAGGGTAAACTCATTTATCTTATCCGTCCAGCAGGGCGTAAGTTGATGGCTTCTTTCACTAAGGAAGTCGTGAATATTTCTATGGGGCATCTGACCCGTCGCTAACTTCATCCTGTAAAGTATGCTAGGCGCAACTGCCTTGGCAGCGTAAAGCTCAGACTAAAAACTGGGCCTAGCGTTGACCAAGGCAGTGCGCTTTTCGTCGTTTCCCTTGACAATCCCTCTGTTGCTTTTATGCAACACTTTTAACGGGCTTTTGAGCCGTTTAAATCAATCAAGCACCTGACCCCTTACCCGATGCCGAAAATCGAGCCTACATGCCTCCCAACGCGAGCATTTAGCCTTAGAACTCAGGTAAACCTGCGACTATTCCCGACGCTTATGTAAATGAGAATTACTCGCATTTAGACTATATTGAATCAGGCAGCCTAGTTGAAACCTTACTGGTACACCATGAACACACTTTCCTCAACCGCTTTGCCAAGGCAACCCCGAACACATGAATACTACCAGCACAATCAATTTTTAGAAAGCGGGGCTTACAGTTGGCAAGAATTCGATAGTGATCCAGGACAGTTTTGGAACGCAACAAAAGATTGCCGACCCTTTGCTTTAAAGGTTCCAACAAGTCGAGATTGGAACACAGCAGAACGCCGCTTGCTTGTTGTGGTGAGTCACGTTGACACAGCCGACCTCAAAAGCAGAAAGCTTATGAGTGCTCAAGGTGGCATTGTGCTCACCAACCTGTTGCGCTATGCACGGGAACGCTACATTGAAATCACTGGCGTCAAACGCAGCTTTGCCGTAAGCGTTGTCAACTACAATTTTTTCAAAACCTACCATCTTAGTAGTGAACAACAGACCCAAGCGGCTGATACTTGCAGCACTCGCATCAAAGACCGCATTAAAGAACTTGAGCCTACTCATGTTCTTGTTGTTGGTGACTCTGCGGCTGAGAAGCTTTTGGCTGACGGAAAATTTGCAGGTTACTACAGAGGATGGCAACACAAGTTGAATGTTGACGGTGTAAAAGTCAGACTAGTACATACATTTGATTATTCAACGTGTTATAACGTTGGATCAAATGAAGAGGGAGATGAAGATACAGATAATGATGACGGTGGAGATCAAGACAAGGCCGTTGATGCTGCAAACTTGTTGGGTATGGCTGCCCGTCACATGTTGACCCTGTGGCACAACGGATTGATTTGGAGCATGTCTGATGTAAAACCCAACTACAAACTTGTTGACACCCTAGAGCGTTTTGACAAGTTCATGAACCTGTTACAAGCACAGCCTGCCTTCGCAGTTGATTTGGAAACTCGTGACTTGAGTGTGTATGACAACAAGATACTTGTGTCACAATGGAGTTGGGATCGCAAACTCGCCTACATCATACCTGTAGAGCATCCTGAGACTCCCTTCAATACCAAGCAAATTGCCTACATCAAAAGCAAGCTACGGGCTTTTCTTGGACAACGTATCACGTACAAACGCAGCAAGCCGCGATACATCGTTGGACACAATTTGAGTTTTGATACGCGAGTTTTCAGACAAGAGCTTGAATTGCCTTTGATACATTGGCCAATTTTTGACACTATGAGTGGTTTTTATTGCGTCGATGAGAACACTAAGAGTATGCGACGGTTTGCTCAAACCGAATACCAAGGGTACGGAAGTTTGGCCATGCAATGTTGTCATTATGGTAACGATTTTTACATTGCCAAGGAAGGTTTCAGTAAAGAGGATCGTGGCAACATTGAAAGTCAGAGTCTCAGTGATGTGACATTTTTAGAGTATTGTAGTTTTGATTCCCAGGGAAGTTGGGCCTTACACGAATGTCAAATTGAAGAAGCTTCCACACAAAGAATGTGTAATACTTCTTACGGTGATCACTTTCTACACTTTGTGTTGACCCAGATGAACAACAACATTCATATGTTTAGTCATATGGAGCAACGAGGTAGTTTTATTGATTTGCCTTACTTGTTGAACATGATGCGTCCAGATAGTCCCATCAAGGTGGCCATTGTTCAACAGATGAAAGACATCAATTTGTTACCAGAAGTCAAAGCAACAAATGACTTGTTGGTAAAAGAAGCTCGCTTACCTAGTAATGGTCTGTTCGGCAAAGTCAATAGGTGGTTGTTTGATCTTAGTAAGACCGATCACAAATTGAAATTGTTTTTTGATGTGTTGAAACTGAAACCTGTTGTGTTTGGCAAGCCTACTGCCGCTTATCCGGAAGGGCAACCTGGGATTGGCAAAGCTTTTCAAGAGGTATATAAGAAAAAACAACCAGCTGTACAAGCATTGGAGCGTATAGGCAAACTTCAAAAGTTGATGAACAGCTATGTGATTTCCTTTTACCGAAAAATATCTGAAAGTGCAGATGGCAAACGAGACAGTCGATTGCGTCCAAGATTTGGCTTCTTTGATGTTGTGACAGGGCGCGGCAACAGCTTCAGTCCAAGTCTACAACAAATTCCCACACGCACTGCTGAAGCCAAGTATATCAAACGAATGTTTTGTGCAAAGCCACGGCAACTGATGATAAAGCTAGACTTCTCAGCACATGAAGTGCGTGGGTGGTGCATATCTGCCGGTGACTCAAAACTGGCTAAATTATTTCGTGCGGGACGTGATTTACGACTGCAATTTTTCAAAACTTTCGATCCAAGCTTACCACAACGGATTAAGATTGAAGGAGATTTACACCGAATCAATGTGGCGCTTTTCTTTAGTATTGATCTAAAAACAGTAGCAATGGATGTGTTGGAAGCCCTTAGGGATGCAGTCAAAGCTATTGTTTTCGGATCCATTTACGGAAGAAGCGTTGGAAGCATTGCTAAATCTATCAACAAGGACAAGAAGGAAACCCAAATAATCTATGATAAGTTTTTTGATACATACAGAGTTGCAAAACGTTGGCTTGAATGGGCTGTATCAACCAGCATAACCTATCTTCATACGCACAGCATCTTTGGACGCAAGCGTAATTTGTTTGGATACTTATCAGGTGTTGAAATGTTAATGGCTGCAATGGATCGCCGAGGAATGAATAGTCCTATTCAAGGACTGGGTGCGGACATTGCACACACTTCTGCCAGATTGTTTACTCTACATCTTGAAAAAGTTTGTTTGGATTTGAAGATTGTTGAGCCTGGTTACCGAGAGCCTATAACAGGCGTTGAAGTAATGGTACACGACAGCACACGATTCTGTGTGGACTATGAATATGTGTTGTTGTGTATGCAACTGGCTTCATGGTGTTACACAACAGGTGCAGAACTGTACTACAAAGAACATTTCGGAACTGACTTCACGTGCCCTTTGGAAATTGAATTTGAATTGGGGTTTGATGAAAGTGCTACCCGTAAATTCAATTGGGCCATAATTGAACCTGGTGAACTAAACAAGATCGAAACAAGTGTGAAAGCTTGGATGAGAAAAGACAACGCAAGCTACAACAGATTGGCCACAGAAGTTGTTGACGATCTGAAAAAGAAAGCCAAGGCCGACAACAAAGAGTACGTGGAAGTCAGTGACAAAGTGTTGACACAACTGGCAGTGAAACGAGGCGTGGCCGCAGTTTACGACAATAGCTTATGTAGCATTATACGCAAAGCTTTGGAAGATCAAAAGGCAAAACAATCACCTGAATTAGATGTTGATGAAGCTTTTGCTGAGGTGTATACAAATTGGAAAACAGGAAAGGTAAAAAAATATATGGACCAAAATTATCCATGGTTTGACTTAGCTGAAAATTATGACTGACTTAGAACTCTGTAGACCATTACTTTGAGTAATTTCCTATTTAGAAATCCTGATGGACTTAATTACATAGGCTTAAATTTCGCCAATCTAAAAATTAAAACTCTGTAAAGTACGTGTATGAAACCTTTTCCAATACCTGTTATAGCTTTAAGCGGTCCCATGAAGTGTGGTAAAACACACATAAGCAATCATTTTAAAAAACTGTATCCAAACTGGCTACAGATCAGCTATGCTGATGGATTGCGTCAAGTTTTAGAGTTTGTTTATGGATTTAAAGTTAGTATGCAAAAACTTCAATCCTACAAAGACTCCAAACAACACAGTTCAGGTGGTGTACTAAGTGTGAGGGAGGTACAGCGTCATGTTGCAAATGTCGGTTTCAGACCCTTGAATGAATTGACTTGGGCACGATTTACGGATGCTGTTATAGAAGCTTTGTACGATCCGTTGAATTCCAATTACTCGGAGTTTCCAGTTTTCAAAGCCTACATTGATGAATTGTGTAGGCAGCAGCACCTTGATCCACATAAAGATTCTGTTGCTGGTATTCTTATAGATGACTTACGATTCAAAGCAGACTGTGAACATTTGATTGCGCGAGGCGGTCATGTGGTTTACATATATGAAAAGGAAGCTGAAACTAACTTTCAAAAAGCGGTCGAAAAGCACAATTCAACATTTCACTCACTAGGTAGATCGTTAGGTTGGCCTTCTGCTTTTTCCTTGGATAGAAGTGAGTTGGAAATTTTACATGTGTGTGATCAATCCCCTAGCACATTTAACAACTCCGTAAAATTGGACACTGCGACAAAGGAAGAGTTGAGTCAAATTGCATTTTTCTGGTCACGGCAACGAACAATTAGTATTGAAAAAGTGAGTGAAACATGAAAGATAAAAAATTTATCGGCATGATGGTATTGGATGTAAGTGTTGATACAAATCCCAGAAAGATAATTCATTTGATTCAAACAGTGGCAAGCGTATTTGATAATACGCGAGTCATTGACTTGATCAAAAGTGTTCAACATGATGTCGATGACCTTGTTCCGGACAACATATTAGGGGGACTGTGTTTGTTGGCCAGCGATAGTCCAGCAGGTGAATTGTTTGTACCTGCAAAAAACAGTAGTGTGTTGAGTTGGTTGAGTGGTACTGTTGTCAATGAGCAAGAGGTCCACAACATATTCAGCAAGACGCCGACAGATCAAGACAACATGCCTGACATCATGCCTGGCAAATTGATGCTGAGACTAAATAGTGACCATCACGCACCTGCTGAGTTCCCAAATTATGCTCACCGAGTCAAGGCTCGTTTCACAGATTTCATGCGTGGTAAATGGAGTTCAATGGCAGTGTTTTCAGGTGGCAACAGGTCAACCGTTGTTATTGCAAAACGTGGCAAAGATATGTACTTTTCATTCGTGCATATTGATCAATGTAGTCTGCTGTTTTGGAGCACGGAGCCTGACTTCTTGATGAGGTTGTTTGAGGCAATACCCAACGACATTGAACAAAGCTTTTTGAAGCATGAATGCTTTGTCAATCACATAACTCCATTGAATGACAAAAACACCCTGATCTTACATCCAATTTTTCTACTGACAAAATATAGAGGCTGGGGTGAAAGGGCTAGCTTCAACCACATGCGATTGTTTACTGTATTCTCCTCTTACTTGGAAAGGTTAGCTACATGAAATTTACCATAGATGGAAAGTCCCTTATTGATACAATATCCCAAATTCGTAAAGTATTACCATCAGTTACATTTGTTAACTTGGATGCTACGGACAAAGGTTTGAAGGCTTCGGCCAACGACGGTGTTGGGGTTGTGGCAATCAAGATATACAACTGTTCCGTTGACACCGAAGGTGGGATCACATGCCCAATAGATGCTTTGGTGGGTTCTGTAAAAGGACGGAAAACACTGGAGTTTGAACTGAATAAATCCAGCTTGTGTTTCACAGACACACAACAATACAATGGCAAGTTTGATTTGCCTCCTTACGCTGAGATTGACATTTCTTTACCTAAAGATGATGCTTCCTTTGATGTGTCAGAAGAAGTGGCTGACGCATTTGAACAGACAGTTTCTTTGGCTTTGTTGCAAGGAAGTTTTGACAACAAAGTTGACGTACCCCTGTATTTGAAAGCTGGTGCAAAAGGCACACAAGCCATGTGTTACGATGAGTACTATGTGGTACGTGTAACTGATACGCAATCCATGTTTGATAGCAAATTGATTGTGGGTATGCAACCTCAATCACTGTTATCAGCAATGACTTTGGGTGGCAAGACAAAATACAAACTTGTGTTGACAGCAGACAGCTTGTGGGCTTTCAATAAGCAGTTTGTTATGCGACAACCGTTGATGCAATTGGATAATGCAGCCGACGCCTTTTCCAATATAGGTGCCGTTATCGACAGTTTTGAAGAGTCAATTTCATGTAGCGTAACCATCAACACTCAACGTTTGCTGGATGTGCTGACAAATTTCGACAGTTTCTATGTGCGTGGAGTTGCAGTCGGGTTCAAGATAGGCAAGAAAGGTGTTGAAGTTACACTGGCTTCAAATGTTGGCAGTGTAAGGGAACGCATTGAAGGTACTACTTCTGGATCGGATGACACGGTACACAAGTGCGAATTACAGTTGATAAAAGAGTTATTACAAAAGGTTACAACAGATTCAGTATGTCTCCAGTTCATACCTGAACGCGCTTTGGTTATCAAACAGGAAATTGGAACTCAATCTTTATTTATGAGTGCTGGACTCACAACAAGTGATGACGCTTAATGGACAGAATCAGCACGGAAAATATCCCTGCTGTATTTACCACTAATGATTTCATAAGACTAAAAGATATACCTTGTTTTTTTCTGTTTCCCGATAAACCATTGCTGTTGTCTACGAAATGGTTAAACCTTATTCCGGCAAAATTGGATACGGAGTTTGTCAAAGTCTTTGAAGTAGTCAGTGATGGGATACAGCAAGCATGGGCTTTTAAGCCATTGACTAAAAGAGTCAAACACGGACCAGGGTACTTGTTGTTTCACAGTGCTGCCTTGGACAACCGAGACACACTACTTAAATTGGCCAAAAGCTCAGGTTTACATTTGAGATACGCCTTACCTGACTGGCACTATCTATCTGACCCTAGTAATTTGGTAATGATCACCCTGCCACCTAAACCCTCCCTTATAGAAACTTTAGAATCATGAACACAAAAAACTTGACTGAGAACCTTGTATTCACCAGTGACAAAATCCGACAACGATTGGGTGACACTAGGTTTTTTAGCAATGACAACATAGCTAAATTTATGGAGCCGGGTGATCTGGAAAGCTTGATAGATGAAGTTGCTGGCAAAATGCGAGGTGTGTTATCTAGTCTTGTGATTGATCAAGATAATGATCACAACGCACAGGATACGGCCCAACGTGTTGCAAAGATGTATGTTACGGAGTTGTTTGCCGGACGCTACACCCAGCAACCTACAATTACAGCATTTCCAAATGACAAGAACTTGGATCAAATGTATGTGGTAGGCCCTATCACAGTGAACAGTTGCTGTGCCCATCACCTTGTTCCAATTATAGGTCGTGCTTGGGTAGGTGTATTGGCCGGTAAGAATGTTTTGGGCCTAAGCAAGTATCACCGTCTTGTTAACTGGTTAGCCTCAAGGCCAAATATCCAGGAAGAATTCACAATGCAAGTAGCTGATACTCTTGAAACGCTTGTTGAACCCCGAGGCATTGCGGTATTGGTTGAAGCAAATCACATGTGTTGTTCCATACGAGGTGTTAAGGATGTAGATTCTCGCATGGTAACAAGTGAAGTTCGAGGTCTTTTGCGCGAAAGTCCCAGTGCCAAAGAAGAATTCTTTAGGTTAGTGGAAATGACAAAATGACACCACTAATGCTACGTCGTCTTGTACGCAAAGATGACTTGTTTGTCCGATTCCAAACATTGTCATCCAATGTAAAAGATCGTAATGACTTAACTCGCTTGCGTAAAGAATTGTTGGATTCACATGCCACTCGTTCTAGTCGTAGCTTGTTAACACGCAAAGGTGGAACAACTGCGGAGAGTTTGCTAGAGGCGAATTTGGATGACATTGCAAAACGAAGCAGAGCAGTTGAAATAATAGTGCATGTTAGTAAAGATGCCAATTTGTTGCGTAGTGCAATGGACGCAGTTATAGGGCATATACTAAGTGAGTACAACGAAAGTCTACGCCCTATCCGAACCAAAGCAGATCGTGAAGCCCTTGTGAACTCATTGATGGTATCTGAGCAACAAGTTCTACATGGACTAGATCAACTGATTGAAGCTGCTCAATGGTTGGTTGAAGACTTGGACAAGACAAGTTGGGCACTTTCCAATGCAGTGAAAATTTTGAGTTTGATTATGCAACGGGAAAACATTGTCAAATCTGTAGCTATATAAAGGAACAACATGTTCTCAAACCAAACTTATTCTAATGCTTCAGGATTACCAAACGCCGAAGCTTTGACTATTAAATCTTTAGAAGATGCCATACAAAAATTTCAAGGTCTTGATGAACCAAAGAATTGGATTCTAATTTCACCTGACGGTAATACGTATGTGGACACTGATCCTTTGAAATTATGTGGACATGCTATTAGATGGCAACAGGCACAAGCTGGTAGCCTACCTATATTTAATCCTGGTTGAAGCGGATTTAAACATACTGATGACATGTAAAGTACAGCATGAATATAATATTTAGAGAGCGTATTTACATTCCCATTGAAGCAGTGAATGTCCAAAAGGTCAAGCGAGCCTTTACACATCACATGTTTGATGAATCAACTTGTGCCAAATGCGAATTCAAACCTGATCGCCCTTGTGGAGAATGTGAAGAATGCCCTGGATTTGAAGGCACATTTAATTTGTGGAAACAAGTTGAAAACGACAAAGGTGATTTCATAGGGGTTCCTATGGGGTCGCAAAGACTTGTTCGTAAGTTGTTTCCTGAACTTGAAGAGCACGATGTTTTAGATCAAAGGTCAGTCCGGCCATTTACTTATCCTATTGAGTTTACTGGCAAACTATACGACTATCAAAAGCTTGCTGCACGTGCAATGCTTGATGCCAAATACGGGTTACTGGAATCCCCACCCCGCTCCGGGAAAACCATTATCGTAACTGCTTTGTTGTGTAAACTTGGGTTGAAAACAATTATTTTAGCAAGTCAACGTGATTGGCTAAACGGCTTTTACGAAACCTTATGTGGGTCGGAAACACAAAAACCCCTGACCAACATACCTGACTTGGAAGGTCAGTACCGAAAAGTAATTTGTGGCTTTCCTAAGAAACTTGAAGACTTTGACAAGTTCGATGTTTGTCTAGTTACCTATCAAACATTTTTGAGTACAGGTGGACGCAAGTTGTTGAAAACTGTGCGTAGCAAGTTCGGTGCCCTATTTTTGGATGAGTCTGACAAGTCAGGCGGCACCCAGTACGCAAAAATCATCAGTGAATTCAACTGTCGCCATCGTTACGGTGTAACTGGAACAGTTGATCGCAAGGATGGACGAGAGTTTTTAACAAAGGCTATTCTAGGGCCTGTTCAATACAAAGTTGAGTTGAAAGGTCTTCAACCACGCATTGAATTCACCCTGACAAAATTCAAAAAGCAATACAAGACTTGGAATCCTTTGGTTGCGGCTTTGAGCAAAGATGCCGAGCGAAACAACCTGATTGTGGATTTAGTTAAAAAATACTACCTAGAAGGACACAGTATTGTGATACCTGTGTGGCGCAAGGAACAAGTAGCTAACTTGGTTGATTTGATAAACAAACGAGCAGGGAAACCTATTGCAACAGCTTTTACTGGAATTGTAAAGGACAAGGATAGAAAAAGTGACATCATTGACATGCGTAATCGCCAACTTCGAGTTATCGTTGGCATACGTAGCATTTTGAGTCGAGGTATCAACATACCCACATTGAGTTGCCTAATCGTTGCAGCCCCGATCAGCAATCCTCCAAATTTCAAACAAGAAACAAGTCGCGTTTTGACTCCGTTGGCAGGAAAGATACAACCTGTAATACATCATTTGTTGGATGATGCTGGTGGACTTGCTCTAGGGTGCTTCCGTAATTGTGTGTTGAATACATATGTTGCAAACAAGTGGCACATCACAAAAGAGAACTGGGAATTGATCACACCTTTTATTCGTGTGACAAAACGCAAGTTATATGATGATGACATTGGAGCAACACCTGCAGTTGGAGCCAAGCGATCTACATTTGCAGCCTTTGCTGCTAGGAGAAAACGATGAATCCTTTGGATATGGTTAACGTGCGTCGCATGATGTTGTTCATTAAAGACTCTTTAGCTAGCATTACAGAGTCACACGTTTTTGACACCATTGACGCAAGTGATGTTCAAACTTCGATAACATCCTACCTAAAGTCTATCAAAGGGCGTGGGGCAATTACGAATTTCAATGCGTCCCCGATTGAGACTTGTTTAAGTACGTCTATGCACCGAGGACTTAAACATATACCACTCCAAGACAAGACGTACAAGGCTACGGCGCACTTCTCTGAGGGTAGCATGATGGTTAAGATAGTGTCTGGAATCAGTTGGCGTAGAGCAAAAAAGAAGCTGATGAAGTGGAGACAAGACATGGCCATTGTTGTTATAGCTAATGTCCTTGTAACACCTAGAGTTTCGGTTGACTATGTGAAGATACCTAATACAACCGTAGACAACACCAATGAAATTTAAAATTACAACAAAGGAAGTTGAAGGTTTAGCTGCGTGGAAAAGTTGCAATTTGAATCCACATTTACAACGTGTGCCTGATTTTTATCTCGAATCTTCAATTGAAGGTTACACGTATGAAACAGAATGGGTTAAGCCTATTTTGGTAAAACGCAAATCCATGATTGATAGTGCGTTAAACCTGATTGATAATCCGTTTCAAACAGGAGTGTGGTTCTGCACAAGTTCTTTAGATGATGCACGTGCGAATTTATTTGCCAGTTATTTGTTTAGACGGGCTAAGTTTTTGTACGGAACGAAATCGCATCTTGTACCACACATGAAACAACCTCCCAAATGGTACACATCCGTAAATAGTTGGGGATCAGATATTGTAAAGTCAGTGCATGAAGATAACCCTTGTTTTGCAGTATTGAGTAACTTGGACAAGGATAGCACGGCTCAAAAATTAGACAGAGCCAGAGATTTTATTGAGTCTAGTCGTAGTACTTTGATAGTGACGGCTAGTGGAGTAACACCTCTGCAATTGTTGTACGATGTGTTGCGTCGCCAACCTGATGATGGAATAAATTTTAGCTACCCTGAGATAACAAAACAGGTAGACATATAAGGATTTGTATGAACCGAATAGTTCAAGTCTTTGCAGGCACTCCAGAGGCAGATGCCTATAAACAATGGTGGCTAAAGGCTAGAAACGATGTAACTGTGGATAGTTATATGCAAACGGAGCCTTATACCACGTTCACAGATGTCACAAATACAGATTGGGAACGAGGTGTTTGGATGTGCGGTGATTCGGTGCTGTCAGCCATGTTCAACAGGCCGCGTAGGTCGGCCAGTCTTACACTATATAGTTTGGACACCTTTACCCGAATATACACTGTAGCACAATTAATACGCTTTGTTAAATCTACGCTAATAATAAAGTATGGGCTTGACTACATAGATTTTTGTATAGCTGAATCTAATGCCGTGTGGTTATCTAAGATTGATAGCAGGCTGAGACATTTTAAATTCGGAATTCATCCGAATGCACTCTTCAATGGATTATCCGGTGAATATGAAGACATGCACATGTATCAAATACCCACATCGGTTTTACACACAGATGGGCGTAGATGTGTTAACCTTAGAAATGTACGATAGTGGCAAAGCTAATTAGTCCAAAAGCAGAACTTACTGCTATATACCATGTATGCAACGGCAAACAAGAAGTATCCACAAGACTGATCGCAAAATTATCTGAAAATCATTTTGGCCATAGCCCGGCACAAGCTGCTTGGCGCCGATTGATGAGTCTTGCCAAAAGCCGTGGCCGCATACCCGATTACTATGCTTTGTGTGAGGATACCACCTTGAGCAACGACGATATTCGTCAATTGAAAGATTTTGAACCCAACCGAAAAGTAAAAACACTAGAAGACGCATCGGACTTAGTAGAAACACTAGAAAATCATAGACTGTTGCGTAGTCAGTATAAACTGGCTGAGGATATTTATGAACATCTTGATGGAGATGAAGTAGACCCAACCTCTTTCTTGACACAGATCGAACTCGCAATGGGTGAAATGCGTAGTAGCAGAAGTGCTGAAGATTTGATTGTGCAGTTCGGACTAGATTCTAATATTGGACCTCTGATAGAATCCGTATTGGACCAAGATGAAAAGCCTGACTATATACCAACAGGATTCAAAACCTGGGATAGTGTGAATGGAGGAGTGCCTCTCGGATCACTGTTTGTTATTGCAGGTACAACAGGTGGTGGCAAGTCTGTGTTGGCAAGTGTTCAATTGCTAGTTAACATGAGTAGCTACGCCCCGGTTTGCTTGGTGCCTCTTGAAATGACGGCAAAAGAAATGGCCCAACGTATTACGGCCAATCAAACCGGGATAGGTATAACCAAGATCATCAACAAAAAGTTGACTCCATCAGAAGTTAAGATAGCTTTTCAAAAGATGAAAGCTTTAGACAAACGTATATCAGACCAAGATTCTAGATATGCTTTGTTTTCACCTGACCGTGATATGGAAATTGAGGAAATACTATATAGCCTGAAACCTTTTGGCTACAAAGTAATTCTTATTGATTACATCAGTTTGCTTAAAGGTGTTGATGGTGATGATGCTTGGCAAGCACTAGGGGCAGTTGCTCGTACTTGTAAACTGTGGGCCGATCACAACAAATGCATTATCATTTTGTTGGCTCAATTAAGTGATGAGGGAAAAGTCAGGTATTCACGTGCAGTTGGCGAACACGCAAGTTTGCAATGGACTTTTGTTGTGACTGATTCAAATCGGGAGTCAGGCGAAATTGAGATCAAGCAACCCAAAGCCCGTAACCTTAACCCTTTCCCATTCTCATTGGGTGTTGATTATGCAACAATGCGCGTTTATGATCTTGATGATGCTCCAGAAAATGAAGTGCCTAAAAAGGTAGACCCTAAAAGTGAAAAGCGTGGTAGCACACGTGTATACACACAAGATGATGACGATGACGAAGTAACCAAACCTTCACGTAAACCTATTTTGGGAAACGACAATGACTAATCCAGACAGCAAACCTAACCTATCTGACGTGGGATATGGCTCAACTGCAATATCCTCTACAGCAGCTTTGCCTTTAGGTGAAGAAGTGATTGATTTGGGGCAATTCAAAGTAGGCAGTAATTTTACATTAGGGGAAGATTTTAATCCTGATTTGCAGTTGTCGCCTTCCAACATCCTTGACAAAACACCTTTGTTTTGGTCAGGTAAACCGAATGCTTTTTGGTTTAAAACACATGATGATCGTGAATTTCAAAAGACGGTTGAAACCCAGGACGTAACCAACTCGGTCACATTGGACACAGTTGTAGTGTCACCCAAACAGTCGGCCTTGTTTACAAAAGCTATGCAAACCAATGCTTCAAAGCTCAAGGACTACATAGTAGGTGATCTTGCACCATTCTACTTGAGTTATAAAAATGCTATTTGGGTAGCTCAACAAGAATTGCAACAACTCACTGGTGATACTGAATTGGACATAACTGATTTGGGTTCAAGTTACAACACCTTTTTGAGAAAAGCTTTGAGATACAAACTTGCTTCTTACGCATGTACAGAACTTGAAATACCAAATTCATTCTTACAAGACCTAATAGGTCGAGAACAAGCACCTTCACAAGAGCATGTACTTCGTAACATGCTACAGCAAATAGTTCAAGACATTGGAGGAATGGATGTCAAGCCCACAAGCAAGGCCAAAACCTAATTGCTTGATGTGCGACAAACTGTTGACATGTAAGAATCCTGGACGAGGTTCCGGATTTTCATGTGATAAATTTGTCGTGATGAGCAAACAGCAAGCAACTTACGTTTCCAGTTTATTTATGGAAGATGATCCGCGTCCCGTGTCTAGCACACAGGGGCGCTTTGGTGCTTCTATAGGGGCAGAATTAACAGATGATGACGAAAACAGCTTATTGAATTTGGTTAGTTCCGTTCTGGATGACAAAAGCGGTAGTGGTTTAGTTGCACGTGACATCAAGATTGATGATCGTGATATTCCTGAACATCCCAACTTCTTCTCTTGGAACACTGAACCCAACGGTAGCGGTGTACGCCCATTTGCTCGTCAAATGTGGATTGGACTAAAACTATTTGCCGAATGGTGTCAGGATTGCTCGTCGGACAAAAAGATCATGTTGGACATTGAGGATTGTCCTAAAGATATGGAAATTGAGGAATTCGGTGAACGGATTCAATTACTTGATTATGGTGTTTGTCCGTGTTGTGGCAAAACAAAGTTAGATTTGTTTGACGAACGTGAACTAGACCCTTACCAAGAACTTGTTTTGTGCTTAGGTCAAAGGTCTGGCAAGAGCATACTTACAAGCATGTTGGTTGCTTACATCGTACATAAATTGCTCAAGCTACAAAAGCCCACTGAGGTTTATGGAGTATTGAGTAACACAACATTGACAGGCACTTTTGTTGCCTTGACTTATGATCGTGCCCATAAGCTGCTCTGGAGCCCAATAAAAGATTTGATGACAGATGCCCCTTGGTTCTGTGGGATGCATGGATTGTTAGATCATTACGGCACTAAATACGGTGAAGAGATAGCTGTGCGTAACGAAACATTTTTCCATTACAAACACAGAAAATTATTCTTTCATCCACAAGGCCCTAGTAAACGGAAGCTTCGCGGTGACTCCAGAATTTTGATGGCGATCGACGAGCTTGGTTGGTTTCCTGTAGGGGAAGCCAGTGAAGATAACGAAAAGATGAATGGGCCTGAAGTTTACACAGCACTTGATCGAAGCTTAAAAACTGTCAGAGCGGCTGCACGTAAATTATGGAAGCGCGGCATTGTCAATGTACCTACTGCCTATGGATTTAATACAAGTAGTCCCAGTAGTGTGCTTGATATGATTATGAAGTTGGTTCATACTTATGAACACAGCAGAGTTGCGTTTGCCTTACAAAAAGCAACTTGGGATATAAATCCAAATTTAGACAGGTCAGATTTCACAAAAGAGTATGCCGAAGACGAAGTAAAAGCTGAACGTGACTTTGGCGCACAACCACCACTGATTGATAATGCCTTTATTGACAATCAAGAAGCTGTTGTGGAGGCTTTTAATCACGGGCCTAATTTAGTTGATTACCAATATGAGTTTTACAAGGACAAAGAGGGTAAAACCCGTCAGTACGCCACACTAACAAAAACCCGAGAATTGGCGTCGTGTCCTCCTATGGTAATGAGTTTAGATGCGGGATTCAGCGGCAACAGCTTTGCTATCACACTTGGACATATTGTTCCCAACATGACAGAAAAAGCAACTACCAGAATAAAATTTCCTCTGATGGTTGACATTATACCTCGTAAAGGCAATAAACTAAATCACTCTAAGATAATGCGTCAAGTTGTTAGACCAATCATTGAAGCTTTCAATGTACAAGCTGTTTTCGCTGACCGCTGGAACAGTCTGTTGTTGCTACACGAATTGGAAGATGACTACGGAATTCCATGTGTTCAATATAGTGTGCGTCGATCTGACTTTGACCTGTACAAAAGTTATTTGGAAAACGGAAACATTGAACTGCCTATATTGGAACGAACAGTAAAGAAAAGTTTGGATGTTACCGATGATTACCCTCACAGTTTTGACTTTGCACCTGTTAGCCATTTGTTGCTTCAAACATTGACTGTGAAAGATGCTGGTCGTACCGTATCAAAAGGAAGTGACTTGACCGATGACGTATTCCGAGCCTTGGTTTTATGTACAAGGTGGTTACTTGATGCAGATTGGTGTAAAAAGACGTTGAAGGATGTAAAAAAGAGAAATGTTGCTGCTTTGGTAGCAATAGGTTCTAGAGGTGCCCAAATGATATATGGGCAACACACAGCCTCAGTTATGACCAAATTAGGTGCGATAGCAAGCAAGGCAACACAGTTTAAAAACTGATACCACTTGAGTCGCTATTTTTATGCAACATTATTAAGGATACGAAATGACGCAAAAAACAAATCGGGTGAACCCGCTGGTTGTGGCCGCAGTCTCGGAAACAAGTACGGCATCTGTAAATGCCTTAGATAGTGTTGACAAGTGCCCTGTATGTAAAACAACTATGCAAGACGCCACTAGTTGTGGTCATCCTGTACGTGTTTGTTTAATCCACCGGGTGTGCTTACCCAAGGAAAATTCAAATGTTTAATACACGCAGTCGTATGGGTGTTGCAAATGTGAATGGTGTGCAAAAAGTCATTAGTCAAGTTGATACATCCCAAGCACCGCGCTCCTCAGTTGCCTCAAGAAAACGTGAAACTGCCTACATGAGCGGGCAAAATAGTTTCTTGGGTGGAGGCGGAATGAATGGAATGTCCGTGTTTGCAGGCGGCGGGAGTAATGCCACTCGCATGGACTTAATGTTGACAGGTATTTTGCCTTACGAGAATGAAGCAATGATGCGTCGTTTTTGGAGGGATATTTATCAACATGATGCTGTCGGTGGTAGTGCTGCCGACTTGATGAGCATGATACCATTCAGTGACTTCACATTGACTGGTGCAAAAGCCGATGAACTACGTTGCTATGAATCAAGCGTAGAACGTTTGAATATTCGTAGCATGTTAAGCGAACTCAGCCTTGAATACTTAGTTAATGGTGCTTATGTAAGTACATTGCTGTTTGACAATGATATAAAAGAGTTTGTTGATCAGATTCCACACAGTTTGGATCACTGTACTATTGAGAACATGCCTATGTATGGGCGTGATCCTCTTATAACTGTGCGTCCAGATGATGAAATCAAACGGTTTTTGAATAGTACTGATCCTTACATGGTTGGTATCAAAAAGACCCTGCCTCCCAAGCTTGTTGAAGGTTTCAATCAAGGTTCTGTTATACTTGATCCATTGACAACCGTTTATTTGCCACGTCGAACTTTCGCCAACAGCAAAGGTTCAAGCTTTTTCCGCCGTTTACTTCCAATGTATTTGCTGGAAAAGATTTTATATCGCGGTACTATTGTTGAAGCTGCCAAACGTCAACGCAGTATGTTACACCTTCAAATCGGTGATGATAATTGGGAACCTACGCCTGACGAAATGAATGCTTATGTTGGAATGTTTCAACAAGCTGATCTTGATCCTTTGGGCGCAATTATCGGAACCCGTGCGGGTGTACAACCTTCCGAATTACGTCAGGGTGGTGACTTTTGGAAGTACACGGATGTTATCGGGGAAACAACCCCAGTTAAACTCCGCGCTTTGGGTATAAGTGAAGCTTTCTTGTCAGGGGAAACTAATCTGGCAACACAAGAAACTTCACTAACAGTTTTTCTAGAGTGTGTAAAAAGCTACCGTGAAATGGTAACACTCAAGTTCTTTTACAACAAACTGTTCCCAGTTATATCATTGGCTAATAAAAAGTTTAAGAGTACAATATCCGAGGCAGAGCGCACACGCTTGGATCGTCAGTTTACAGCCAACGATGCCAGTAAATTGCTTATCCCGGAAGTTCGCTGGCACAAAAGCCTTGAACCCAAAACTGACCGTGATACACTTGAGACTTTGAGTTCTTTGGAAGAGCACGGTGTGCCTGTGCCTTTACGTAGTTGGTGTGCCGCAGGTGGCATTGAACTTGAAAGTTTGCTACGCGATTTGAAAGAAGACCTTGCGTACCGTGAACGTATAAAAGACATAACCAAAGACGTTACGGGTAATGAAAGTGATGCTGATACTGAGGCTGGAATAAATGACTTTATACAGGGCGTTACTGGCAAGCTTCGTAAGGTTCCCTTGTTGTCACGTACCTTTGACCCTGAAATCCGGGGTGTTAGTAAAACAGGCAAGGAAAAATACGTACCCAATCAACGTGCTGCAAATGACTTGGCTAATGCACAGATTGCAAAAGCTTTATCTAGTTTAAGTGATCCACATCATTATGCAGATGTTCGTAACCGAGTATCGTCTAGACTTCAAACCAGCGATATTTATTATGGTAACACAAGAGGTTCCAAATGATACAAATATCCTCTGTACTACAAACCTTGACACTGAATCAAGGTGATGCCGCACTTGAAGACCTGAGTCCAGGAATAACATTGGGTTACTTTGCTGTAATTTGTGATGGTTCTGAACTTCAGTTGTTAGATAATGACAAAGCCAAAGCCTTACGTTCCTGGATAAAGGCCCGTAAGTATTATGAAAAACATGGGGTGCTTCCAGTTGCTGTTTTTTGGCAACACAACAAACATGTGTTAAGTACCTTGTTAAACCTAGGGTATCTTTGTGTGTTGGCAAATGCAAAAGACGTTGACTTGGCCACGCGCGAATTGTATTGCAAAGTGGCTGAAACAACTGACCCTAAAGCTTTTGCTTTTAAAGTATGTTACTGGCTAAGGCTACCACTTGATATAACAGATGATATTGATGTTGAGAGTGTAACACGTGGACTTGTTGACACACTTGCTTTTAATGGAGCAACCGTAATTGAACTTGATGCGGGTGTAATAAAAGTAAAACAAGTGGTTGATCTCATAAGGGATCCAGTTAAGTTTGTCAATGACAATGATCAAAATGCTGTGAATCAACCCGGTGAAGATATGAAGTACATAGACTTCAAAACCCCTGACCTAACACATCCAATTGAAAAGACCTTGCCACTAGTTGTTCCTGAAGGTGTACTAGATATACACGAGAAATTTATTCATGTGGTAGGTTTAGGAAATTAAGTATAACCAAAATTCCAAAGGATTTAGTATGATTCAACGAATCAATCCGCTATTCTGCGGTAGTCAACCAGGTATGTCCCCTGTTGATATGTACAAGGCTTTACGTCAGCGTGATGTTGTTACGTCCAACAATCAACTTGAAATTGCAAATTCAGCAAGCAGCTTGAACACAATGGGTCACACCTTAGACCTTGCTGATTGGTTGCCATATGCCGCTAAGAGTTACAACATAAGTTCTGACGTTGCTGACTATATCCTACAGCCATATGTTGTGATTGTAAGTGATGTACCCAATCGTAATGCTGTAGGTTTCTCAACACGTGAACTCGTGCGTTGGAATCGTGATATTGGACGTTGCGCATACGCCGGATGGAAGGGACAACCTATGTTCCTTGAACATCAAAATGATGATCACACAAAAGCTTTAGGTGTAGTTGCCGACGTTACCATGCGTAAGCTAGAAGGTTACGGCAACGGAAGTCTGTGGAAGGTTATAATATTAGCTGCTATTGATCGTACTCGCGCCCCAGTTGTAGCCTCAAAAGTTCTATCAGGTGAAATCAACATGGTCAGCATGGGTTGCTATGTTGAATATTACAGTTGTAGTAAATGTGGTAGCAAACTTGGCCATTGTAGTCATCTTAATCCCAAAGCTAAGTTTGATTTTTACATTGACAGCGTAGGAGATTTGGTTTACCGTATGTGCAATACAATAACCCCCTTCGAAGTTTCTGTGGTGGAAGTGGGTGCTTATTCTATGGCTCTAAATAGCTCCGCACCTATGACAGTGTAATATCATGCCTATTAAAGTCATAACAACTGCGGGTAACCAACCTAAGCATTTCTTGAATATGTTGTTGCATTCCGATGGACATAAGTACGCCTTGGGTGTAAAACATACAGGAAACGACTATCCAATCATATGGTTCGTAGACCTCAAATGTATAAAACATTCGATTGATGCCAAAGACTTGGTTGAGTTAGATACGCTACCTCCTTTGGGTACAAGTCCCGCATTAAAGTTATGGTCAAATAGAAAATTAGTTCCATATTCTGCAAAATACGAAATGAATTATAACGGACAGATTAAAACGTTGATAACACATGCCGTAAATCCAAAGAAAGCCAAAGAAAAAGCTTTGCGTTGGATGACATTTGAAACACGTAAACCTTTCCAACATGTGCATGATTATTTCAACAAGCATCCGAACAATTTCAAGGAGATATTATTGTGAAACAAATTGCTGGATTAAGTCCTGTGCTGTTCCACCGAACAGGCACACGAGCCGCTGCCAATATCATGCGTACCGACCGCTTTGAACTGAAACCCAGTGAAGGCACGGAGGCCGAGCAAAAATTCAGCCAAAGCTATTATTTGAGTACAGCCCGTAGTCCAAACAGTGCTTACATAATGAAAGGTGCCTCTAGCCAAAGTGTTGTGTTTGAGTTAGATGGGGTCAAACTAGCTCAAAAATTCAAAGGGTCTGCAATTGATTATTGGGGCCCTGACTATTACAAGTATGGTGACGCAACCGGAAACCACGACTTGCGCTCCGAACGTTTTGAGGCAGAAGATCGTATTTATAGCAAAGATAAATTCTTACCTGCATCCAAGTACATCAAAGCTGTGTACGCAATGGCCAAGGTAGGCACCGAACGTAACCACAGCACTTTGGCAAGCCTATACGACTTGAAGAAGTTTTGCATGTTGCGAAAAGTGCCAATTTACTTCTTTGATGACCACAAGGCTCTGATTCAACGAAACAAAAACAAGGCTGTGCCATTCAAGCCTGAAAAGCCGGGGCCTGACCCTGATGCTTATGTGCATCCACGGGAACATCTTGAATATGAAGCAAAAAATCCGCGACGTAAAACGGATTACTTGTCAATGTGGTATGCACTATACAAGATACCCAAGAAACCAGGTGTTGAAAGCTATCTACAGTTGAAGTCAATTGGTAACGAACGGTTGCTTACCATTTACAGGCGTTTGCAGTATTCTGATGCCATACAAAGTTTTAGTGCAGACTTACACAATGCAAAATCAACTGCATATGGAACGCCTAGCAAAGAGCGCGAGCATCTGGATAACTTGATTGACGTGATGCGTAAAGAACGTCAAACTCCCAAACAATGGCTTGACGCTTTGAAGAACAAATGGTATCCTTTGTACCCTGACGGTTCTAGTAGTCAAAAGAACTATGCTTCGCTGTCTGGCAATTCAGGCGTTTATGTCAGTGTTGCTCTGACAAAAGCTAGTGAAGACTTGTTAAAAAATTGGCTACAAGAACACGTGCTGAATGACTGGACGTTTACAAATGAAGGTAATTTGCACTGTACCATCATGTACAGCTTAGCGCCAGCCTATAATTGGGTTCAACAAACACGTGTTACCAGGGCACGAGCTTTAGGATTTGATTTGTTCGGGCCTGATAACAATACGCTTGTTGTTCGTTTATGGAGTCCTGAATTAAGCGAACGCAATGCAGCTTGGCGTTCCTATGGATGTGTCCCTACGTACCCTGACTACAAACCTCACATTACCATCAGCTTCAAAACTGAGATTCCCGACAATGCAAAAGACTTGATTGCGGCTTATAATGACAAATTAAGATCCAAGCCTTTATATCTAGAATTTGACCCAGAAGTGGCCGAAGATTTAGAGGATTGATTGGATGAAAATTAGGGGCTTTATAGGCCCCCTTTTTACGTCTAAATTTTAAAAAACATGTAAAGTACATCATGACTACAACACTGGCCGTTGACAAAGTGCTGGCGCAGTTACGTCGTGAATTTCGTTATGTGCAGATCAAAAACGCAGGTGCGTGGGTCTGCTGCCCTTTTCACGGTGAACGAGCACCCAGCTTGAAATTCAATATGGATCCCACTTCTAAATTTGGCGTAGGTAGCTGGTATTGCTTCGGTTGCGCAAAATCAGGTAGTTGGTTCAAATTCACACAGGAGTATAGTAAAGGAAACCCTAAATCTCAGTTGGAACGCTTGATGAAAAGCGATAATGAAATCCATGAGGTGGTAGGTAGCCGCAACAAGTTACGCAAACTAAATTCAAATTTAAAGGGGTTGACCCTAGATAGTTTGTGTGATGAATTTGGCGCCGGTATGAGTGTTGAAATAAACAGTGACTGGCGTGATATACCTAAAAAGGTATTGACAAAAGCTGGTGCAAGACTTATAGCTGATCGTCAGGGTACAACAAGTGTTTTGTTGCCGTGTTGGGTACACGGAGAACTTGTAGGTGGTGTAAAGGCTCGTATTGTTCCATATGAAACAAAGAAGTTTTCAAACTACATGAATAGTTCGGGTGAGTGGGTTAAGAATCGCGGCTTGTACCCTTTTGATACGGCTGTGGATCGAATGCGTGTATGGCATACTAAAACACTTGTTTTAGGTGAAGGCCCGCGTGATAGTCTGAATTTATTGGCAAATGGGATACCTGCAATGAGTATTCTAGGTATCAATAATTGGAGTGCTGCCAAACGTGACCTTGTATTGAGTGCTGATCCTGATCAGATAATATTGTGTATGGACGGTGATCGTGCAGGTGTTAGTGCTACCAACAAATTGATGGACGACTTTGAGAATTTTTGTGACGTTGATTATATAGACACAATGAAAATCAGCAAGAAGCTAGGTAGAAAAGTTGATGGAGGTAATGCACCTAAAAGTTTGATAAATAAACTAATATCCATGGTATATGAAAGTTGATGATGCTAAGTTTAATGTCATCTTTGGTAAACGTTATATATAATAAACAGAATGCGGACGTTTTAAAATCTTCTATATTGGTGCCGGTGTTTCCAGGCTTGTTATCAATTGTAATTGAAGGTGTAAAATACAAAATAGAAACTAGAAAATATGATTACGTGTTACCAAATACTTTGGTACCTAAAACACTTGAAGACTGTTCTACGGCAGCCGATTGGTTGCTTGAGCAAAACGCGAACAAACGAAATGAATTGGATCGTTGGTTTGACTTCATGCATAACATAATTTGTTGTGTAGATAACACAATAGCCAAACCCTTGAAGATATATGTGAATGACTGGTCCGCATCGGCTGTTCTAAAACATATTCATAACAACACCATGTCACACGTACATGAGTACAACGTACACAGCATACTATATTTGTTGTGGCAACTTGAAACAAAAGAGGATTAAATGAAAGCTAACTTGATTATGGATACTGTAACAAGCGTTGATTGTGCAGTTATTACAGCCGAAGGTGCATTGGTAGGCCACAGTTTCAACCCTACTTTCTTTGTGTCTGGGGACATTGATGATACTGAAGGTGTTGTGTGTGATTTCAGCACATTGAAAAAACGCAGTAAGGCAGAAATTGATGATAGGGATACTGGACTAGACCATAAGTTACTAGTTCCGTGTAGTAAAAACGTGTCTTTTGCAGTGGATGCAGACACAAAGGGAAATGTTGTACTTACAACTCCGCACGTAGTTATCAGCGCACCCACGAATGCCTTCGTTTTGATCAAGCCTTCATTCTTGACTGTTATGCCAAAGGGTCATACCTTGGTAAGCAATGTACATGAATTTCCGTATGATGAATCACGTTCATTGGATATTCTTGACAAAGAAGGTAATATCAACTTATTCGCCTCGTCATCTTTGTTCTGTTCTATTGTGTCCAGCTTGTTGGCAATTCGTTTACCTGAATTCACATTTTCTATAGGGTTACGTGAGGAGCCACATGATTTTAAATCCCCCCTGTTTCTGCAAAATACAGTAATTTACCCTGGTAAATCAAGCTTGTTCAGGTACACACATGGATTGCCTAATTCAACTAGCTGGGGCTGTCAAAATATTGCCCATGGACACTTGAGTTTTGTACAATGTTTCGGTGAGCAAGATACCCCTTTGTTGACCTCAGTTGCCTGGCAACTTGCAATGACACTTAATGGAACATACTTCTGTAACAGTAATAATCTAACAGTGTCTGATTCCGAATCTGATAAGGGTTTACCTCAAGTTATTTCTTATAAGTCCAGTCGCGGAAACTTCAAACTTCAATTGAAAACTCAATCCCGTCTTGTAGCAATTCCCAAAGATACAACGATTGAGAATTTGGCTCGTCACATGGTTGAGGTGAATGCGAAATACCTTCAAGACAATGGCATCGTCTGTGTTTATATCAGTGAAGGGCTAAATAAAGGAAGCATGATGTGGGTAAAAGACGCGGTAGCTCAAGTGCCAACAATCATTGATGCCGAGCCTTCAGGTGAAGTCCTACAATAAAATCACAGCATCCAGTTTTCAAAATGAGTTGGATGCGTACTATAAAAAGGCGTTGTCTACAACTAGGGAATCTGATCCAAGGGGAAAACTACGGCATTTAGAAATGCACCCCAGTCAATTCCCCTACTGTGGACTTCGTCACATGAATGATGTGTGTGAAGCACCTCCAGGTAAACCTCGCACTCAAGATTTTAGAATGAGTGTTACTGTTGACGTAGGTACAACGTTCCATTCTGTGATACAACAAGCAATGGGTGTAGGTGGACAACTTTACGGTGACTGGTCTTGCAAGTGCGGCAATAAAACACAATTTAGTTGCATCAGTAAATGTACTAAGTGTGGCAGCATTATGCACTACAACGAATTAGGTGTAAGGGCTGGCAAAAGAATATGTGGTCATACAGATGGACTATTCCGTATCAAGGGCACTAAAAAATACATAGTAGTGGATTATAAAACCACGCGCAGTAGCAAAGTTCTAGATCATAAACGAGGTAAGTATAAAGCCTTCCCCGACAAAACAAATGTTGCACAGATAACAAAATACTGTGGGCTTATAAACTTGCAGTATGAAGTAGACATTGTAGGTTGGGCACTGATTTATGCAGGTAGAGATAGTTTAGCCACAGACTATGTGATAATATCTGGGAGTCTTAGCCATAATGACATTGAAGACATTCATCACGAACTTGCTATTTGGGATGATCACTTTGACCATGTTGTAAAGTCTAGTAAGTTAGCCGATGTAAAAGTTCTGGTCGAGGAAAAGCCCTGTAAAAATCATGCTGACTATATGGATCGGTATCATGACAAATATAACCCGTGTCCACTGGCTGGTGTTTGCTTTAATCGAAAGCAGCTAAAAGAACATATGGCTGAACGTATCGAACGAGCGCAAAAATGGCTTCCACTAACTGATGTTAGCCTATCCAAAGCACATAAGGCATTGGAAGCAAAAACTGGTGTAAAGTATACAAATTAACAGGTATAAATATATGAATAAAATAACCCAACGTACAGAAGTAGAATCTGCGGTTAAGAATGTAGTTATAAACCGAACTAGACTGGATGCATATGAATATGATGCTAATGCCTCATTTCTTACATTGGGTATTGATTCAATAGATGCTCTTGAGATGGGCATGGAAATAGGAGATCAATTGGGTGTAGAACTGGCTGATGAGCTTTTAATTGAAAGTACTACACCACAAATCTTGGTAAATATCATATGTAACATTTTAAAATTACATAAAAATATACCAGTTGACAGGAATGCTATAATGACTAAAGAAATTTTGAGTATTAACTGTGTGTATTTGTCAAAAGACTTATATAGATGCCAGATGATTACCAAATCATGTGGGTCTGCGGTGAAATGCATCTTATTGAAGGGTGACCCACGTATAACCTCATGTGCTTTGCAATGGAGTACACTATGAACATTAATTGGAATGCAATTATCTTACGATCTATTTAAGTACGTAGGTCATATGAATTGAACACCGTTACTTAAATATTCTTTGATACCCACGTAGCTAAAAGAACAGGGCTTGTCTACTATGGCATCAAAAACTTCATGTTGGTATCAGCTTGATGATTGAAACAAACCTGCTTAACTGGAACAGTATAAATGACAACGCAAAAATCTTTATTCAACAAGAAAGTGATATCGACCACGGAACCTAGTTTGTTCATACTGGATGGAAACAGTTATCTACATAGGGCTTATCACGGTTACAAGAACAAACCGTTGACAAATCATCGTGGTGAATACGTAACTGTTGTATATGGATTCCTACAAACGTTAGGGGCGGATTTAGCTAAATTGAACCCTACGCATGTTTGCTTATGCTTTGATGGTCAGGGAAAGAATTGGCGTCACCATGATTTCCCGGAGTATAAAGCCAATCGCACTGATGTTGCTTGTGTTGCTTATACGGACAGCAATGATGCCAACACAGATCAACAAAATGCTTGGGTACGAAAGTTGATGAGTGAACTGGGCTTTTGCGTTGTTTACAAACGAGGTGTGGAAGGTGATGATGCTGTGTGTAGTGCAGTAACGGCTGCTTTGCCACACAAGAATGTCAAAGTTGTGTTGGGCGCACGAGATAAAGATTTGTGCTCATTGATTTCAGATCAAGTGTCTATGTGGGATGCAATAGGTGGTGTAATGCTTGACTCGAAAGCAGTTGTAGCTAAACATGGAGTTAGACCTGATCAAATGTCTGAGTACTTAGGGCTAATGGGTGATAAGATTGATAACATTCCTGGATGCCCTGGATTAGGTAATGTGACTGCAAAGAAGATTCTATCTGAATTTGGAACTGTAAAGTCTTTCATGCAAACGCTGAAGCGGGAACGTGACACTTGCACAAACAAACTTTGGGTGAGAATGTATGACAAGATACTTGATAACAGAGATGGTGTCAAATTGAGTTTAGAGCTAACAAAATTAAGAAATACTATGGACTTGGACTTTGATCAGTTTACAATAGACAAGCCAAGTAAAAAAGTAAAACCCTTGTTGCAAGAAATAGGTATCAATAAACTGCATCCTTGGTTTTCAAGCCACCTAATAAAAATTCAAAATTAATCATGCTTTATATCGGACAAGTGCTGGTCGGAACCGAAGCTTTGGTGTCCGATACAAGCTTTAGAATCCCTGACTTTGAGAATGTAATACCGAATAAAATCAGTTTAGCCTTACGCAGTTTATGTGTAACACATGGACTGACATTACGTATTGACTATGGAGCAGGTGCCCTTTTAATCACGGCTGATATTGTTTTTCCAATAGTATTCTCTGCCGTTCGTAGAAATTTGGTACACGCATATTCATGCAATGATACTGACTATGCGTTAAGCCCAACAAAGACTGAAAACTTGAAACGTTCTGAGATAAATTTTATAGCAAATAACATAGTAGATGTTGTTGACACCGCACTGAGCCTATTCAGGGTAGATGGAGTAAAAAATGCAAAATTGCGAACCTAAAGAGATTTCTAATCCGGTCACCCAACAGGTTGATGTACCTTGTGACCCCCCCAGTACCGAATGGATTATTGCACAGTGGCCTGACGGTACTTTATGTGATTGGTCTGAACGTCATTCGTATACATGGAGGAGCGATGATTACGAAAAGTTGCTGGTTCTCAGCTACGATGAAGAGGGTGTTCCTGTTAGAACAAAGCCATATAAGTCTTCCGACGAAGCCGCCGCAACACTAGTTGAACACATAGAGATTGAACCATGATACGATACACCGCGGGTGATTACATAATTGTTGGTAAAACAAAAGGCAAACGAGCTTTGCTTGTTGCCAACAAAAAAGTAGATGATTTAGAAGGTAGTGGAATATTGGAATCTTCTAGAGTTACAGGCGATGATACATCCGTTGATTTCAAGAACGTTGATGTTGTAGCCAATCTAGGGCCTGATCCAGGAGCTTGTAGTGTGATGGGTGTAAAGGTTGAGCCTTACTATCGCAGTTTTGATCATGCTATGGGAACTGTTGATTTTTATTACCGGACGGATAAAAAATTCAAAGAGCATTTGGAAAGAGCTTTAGATATTTGCTATGACAAGTGGCGGGACTTAAAACTAACGAAATTATGCACTTTTCAATTTGAGGTACGAAAGCCTAAAAGCCCAAAAAGTATTCATGGCTTTTTTCATGCCTATAAAGGTCGTGATGAATTGGACTTGATGGTTATACGTGCAGACTCAGAACATCAACCGCTGTTAACACACTTGCTACACCATGAATTCGCTCATGCTATTTGGCAGCATAAATTTACCGATACACAAAAGGCTAATTGGATTGAATTGTATGCATCATCTACAGAAACCTCTCTGGTAACAGGGAAGGACAGTCGTAGGCTATATGACAGCTGGATTTCAAGTGAAGATGATATTGATACTTGGTTTCAATCACAGGAAGAAGAGGATCAAACATCTTATACAAATCTAGTTGGCCATATATTTGATACTTTTCGAGTACGTGGCATAGACATAGATATTCTAAGGGCCAAAGCACGTGTAGCAACACTTGAAAATTTGTGGCCTGAAAGTGTTGTGATCGGTGACCAACAAACCCTAACAACCGAATATGCGAAACGAACTTCTGAAGAGAATTGGGCAGAATCTTTTGCTTTGCACATGACAGGGGTTATGCTTCCAAAATCTGTTGCCTCATTAATGAAAAATACCCTTGACTGGATTGTAAAATAACTTAATAGAGATTGTCGCATAAACGTAAGTACTAACCAATGAACAAATATCTCAAACTTAAAAAACATGCCGACTATCTTCTTAATGAACCTGGTAGGTTATATCACAACTGCCAACATACGGCAGAAGTAATTGAAGCTTGCCGCACACTACTGGGTAACCCTTTGGCATTACCTCTACCTCTTCTACTAGCAGCCCGTTGGCATGATGTTATCTATATCCCAGGAGCTACCTCTAATGAAGAGTCTAGTGCCAATCACTTGTTATGGTGTTTAACTATAAATAATCACGAACGGGATAATGACGAATATGCACAAGCGTATGAGCAAGCTAGGAATTTAATTTTAGATACCAAAGTAAGTAACCACTTGACAGATATCATTAGATCGACTGACCCTTTATCCAATGTACTAATGGATGCTGATTTGGTTAGTTTGTCTACCCAGGTATATGAAAGCTTCAAATTAAAACAATTTGATATTATTGAAGAATTTGGCTTTATCATTAACCCTGAAACAAAATCAGACACTGCTAAATTTCTAAATAAATTTTTGGAACGCCCATTTATCTATAGAACGGATTATGCACGTGAGCACTGGGAGGACACCGCGATATTGAATATACAGCGTTTTTCCAATGACTTTTTAATTTCCTAGACTTGAAAGATTAACATGCTACGCCAATTTGTTGAATTGAAAATCCGTGCTTATGATCCAGATGACTTGACCTTGAGGCAGCTTGAAACATGCTCCTTGCAAATGCAAGAATTGGCATTAGATACAAATCCTCATAACGTAGAGCATGTATTTTCACCCATGCCAGGTATCCGTTTGGAAAGGGTTGTTTCAATACAGACTATGGAAACATATCATGGCATAGACGAACGTAAGCGTATAACCCTTACAATATTTATTAAATATGCAATCCATATTGACGAAGTGTCTAAGACACAGATGACTTTTGATTCAACTTGTAAAGTCTAGCTGAATGAAGAGGTCTAAAAATGCTATTAACTGCTTGGTTTCCAGCCGGTTGCTACATCACACGCAGACCAGGTAGTGAATGTCAGCATTTTATGCGGTGGGGTACTAAAACACGACAAGGGTATTCAGCAGGTAGCACAGGTACAAACTCGTGTGACGTAATAGGTTGGAACAACGGTTCAGGCAGTTATGATTGGCGCGGATTGGCAACTAGGCCAGATAGTTAATATGAATTCAAATGAGATAGATTATGCAAAACGCTAACATGATTGGCTACTGCCCGGCTGGCTACTATAGTAGGTATCAGGGACTTGTTGCATATACTCGCTATAAAAGTCGCGTGGATCGAACCAAACATACCCTGAGTGTGCTGGAGCAAGGCAAACATCATGTGATTATTGATTCACCTGATCGTGTGTTGATGCTGGCTGATAACATGTTTCATGCCAATTCGAGTTTGCAAACACAGAACTGGCATGAAATGACCTGTTTAAGTCATTACCATCAGGCAGGTCAAGATTTACCCTTACGCTACGTGATGACTAACTACACAGAGAGTTTGGGTGTGCGTGAGAATCATGATACAGATAGCTGCCGATATCCATTACCTGATAGAGGCACCCAGATCATTGCTGATTCAGGTGGGTTTCAACTATCAATGGGTGATTACGATTTTATTGACCCTTTAGACGAAATTCATTGGGTGAATAAAAATGCCGACCTTTCAATGGTTCTAGATGTGCCTTGCTCACGTGTAAGTGACATGGCTTTAACAGATCGTTGTGCAACACTGCAAAAAAATAACACCTTGCTTTGGCTTGAGCATAAGCGTAAAGACTTAGAGCTTATAAACATTTTCCACGGGTCAGACTTAAAAGCCGTAGCCCATTATAGGAAAATTGTAGAGCATCCCGACATTGATAGGGTTGCTATATCAGGTATTGGATTCTTTGATGTGATTACAGGTATTGACAGAGCTATAAGTTTGTTGTTGGATTTGCAAGACTATAAGCACCATCACTTTCTAGGCATTACGGATCGCAAGCTGTTGGTTATGCTTATGTACATCAGTAAACTTGGATTCAGCAAACACATTACATTCGATAGCACAAGTGCAAGTCGTTTGGCTGCCTATAAGAACTTTCTGCACTTACCCATCAGTGAAAAGGGCATCAAGATAGAAGAGGACTTTGGTTGCAAAAACAACTACGTTAGTAGCCACAGTAAGCTTGCTTGCTGTTGCCCAGTTTGCAGTGTAGTTGTTTACGAAGATGTTTTACGCTCTGTGCGTGGTAATGTTATTGACAGCTTATTGGGACTTCATACTCATTACATATACAATGACTGGGTACAAACAACACAAGATGTGATTCAAGACAACGACAGTGCAACCATTAAGAAGTTTCTTGATTACCAATTCGGTAGAAGCAAGGCGCGTGACTTGCATGTGTTAATGGATTACTTAGACGAAATCAAAGAGTCAGGTTTACGGAAAGCCAAAGAGAAATTTGGCTATCACTTCAAACGAACAAAGTCTTTGTTTACCACAACAAAAGCAAACTTCGGACTAGACGAAGCTGAATCCGAAGCTCCCATTGATTACGAGCATGTGCGTAAAGTTGTAGCCAATTATGAGAAATATCACAATGAACGTTGACAAAAATGCCGAGCAAGTGACGGGGTTTGAACCTGATAGCAGTACTATTGAAGGGAGTAAGTTAAACATATTACCTAGACCACAATTCAATATTCTTATTGATGGAATACAATGCAATTCAGGATTGTTAACTCGTGACATGCTGGTACGACATTTGATGAAACCTGAACCCAAAATTGAATTCAAAGTACTTCAACTTGAACGACTTGTGAAATCCATGCTGAAGCATTTGGATGAAAAGAGCATTACCCAAGTATGCTTGGAACTAGGTCATGAAGTATCACACGATGGCCATCGGTAATTTCAATTCTCACTAAAGGAGATTATCATGACGATGACAGCAAGACAGATATTGGCTAATACATCACGTGATCGTATTTTATTATCACGTGACATAAGCTATAAGTTTCCAAAGGGTGATCCAACACCCGGAGTCCGTATTGTTCGTGCCAAAGTACGTAGCAATTTGAAAGTTGACGGTACACCTAAACCTGGGAAAGGTGATGTGTATGATGTAAGTGTGAAAGCATTAGACGAAAAATTGGCTTTGAGCCGAGGCCCAGTTGAAGTTTCGTGTTCATGTGGTGACTTTGTTTTCAAAGGTTGGGAGTACGCACTATTTAAACAGGGGGCTGCGAAAATCCTATACGGCAATGGAGAAAAACCTAAGATCACTAATCCTAAACTTATACCTGGGTCGTGTAAGCATATTGCCGGATTACTACGCTTACTGGTCGATTACAAAATCTAGTACACCAGCTTTTGAATTCTGCTGAAGGTCAATGTGTGCCAGTTGTTAGGTAGCTCGATACGCGAACCCTTTGCATCAAAGACTAGCATCGAGTACTTGAATCCAGACGCAAGCACGATCTTCGCCTTAGCGCAGTTAGTTTCCCATATGTCTGCCGACCCTGCTAGTGTATAATTACTTTTGACTTCAACCACACGGTTTTGTCTAGGTACGTAGAAGTCTGGTAGATAGGTTCGCACCTTGCCGTTCAGTTTGTACTTGAAGACTTTGAACCCATCATCAGTCTGCATTTTTATGTCGTCTGGTGAAGCTAATGCTTGGGATACGATGTAAGTGAGGGCAAGACCTTCGTAGCCTTGCACCTGTATTGTGCGCCCGTTAAACTGGAAGTCTTTTCTTTTGAAGCGATTCTTAGCATTGTGGATAGACCGTTCTAAACGTTGTTCGTCGGTCATGTTGCGCCGCCATTTGATCATGCTCTTCTTCCAGGTAGCTATTTGCTTAACCGTTTTAACTTTGGATGGGCTATCAACATCAGAGCCTGCGCACTGTACCGAGCAGTACTTGTGAAAAGCATTCCATGTATTGCCTACTGGTTTTTTGCATTGATGACACACAGGACGGTCGGTTTCCCCAGTAGCTAATTTGAGGCGTAGCTTGGAGGAACTGTGATTTAGGTTTACGTACCAACGAAGTAGCTTATCGCTATGGCTTTCAAGAGCTTGCAACAACGCAGCTTCATCTGGCTTGAACGCTGTGGATGTTGAATAGGTTAAGTAAAAGGCTTTGAACGCTTCGACCGCCTTTGGGTAAAGCGTACTCACTACATCCGTTGTGAATTCAGCTAACCTATCCGCGTACCCAAGCTTGTGTGCGTTAGCAGCATTCGTGCAACCATACTTCTTGAGGTTACGTTTTGCTGTGACCGCTTTTTTAGCCGGGTCTGAATTAGAGCATTTTGATCCACAATAGGTAGCGAAGCCTTTAAGGTGTGGATTGTACCTTGTAGGAGTGCCGCATGAGCATAAAGTGAATCCGTTGGCGAAGCTGAGGCATTGAGCACGTAGGTCATTTATATCAAGACGTTTACATTTAGCTCTGTGGGCTAAGAATGAAGAATATAGAGCTGGGTAGGTAGTTTGTAGATAGTCTTTGAAGCGTTTGTACTGAATTCGCCCACTGGGTGATGTAAACTGCTCAACCAAGGCAAGGATTCGCTGTTTGGCATTCATTTGTCGTTCCCCGTTGTTTGATACTCTCAAATTAGCGGTTTCATGTATTTGAGGAGATTTCTAGTGCAAATATCTAGACTAAGGAAGATTTAACATGTCACAAGACTATAAATCAAGTGTGAGTTTTGGCGTGTTGAAGGGCATTGAGGAACATATCGTTGGCAATTTCTCAAGCCGACAATATGCGGAAGTGTTGGATACTTTATTGTACTCAGCCGCGCAAGATATTGTATTGAACACAAATTGGTTTGATCGTTTCTTGCCTCGCATACTGAATTGGTATGCTACAAATAGCAATAGAAAACTAACAAATATAAGCAAAGAAAAGTTACAAACTTTGGTAGGTGTCTTTCTTTTGGTAGAACCTCAGGACAAGCTGGATCTACTAAAGCACATGAGCTTGGAACGCAATTTGGTATTTCTAATAATCAACACCTTTGTTGAACAAACGCGGAGTATTAAACATGTGACAGAACACTGCTCTAATAATCGACATGATGGTTTACCTTTTTACCGCTGGATTACTGAGCTACAAAATATAACTGGTGGTAAGCACTTGTACTGTACATCACGAAATGCTGAATTTTGGCTAAATCGTTATGTTGAATTCCGTGGATTCTTAATAGAGAAATACACCAGATTGGCAATAACTCAAGCCCAGCGTTTGTATGTGGAAGTCAAACACGAACTAGTATTGGGTGATATAATTTCGCAGTTCATGTTGAGTGTTGGGCGAGCAATCGACAAGTATGACTGTGGACGAGGTAGTTTGACTGCATATATTCAAGTGTGGTTCAAAAATGCCCGAACCCAAGTGTTTAAAGAACTTGAACAAACACGTAACACAAGTAGTTTGGATGAGTTGATTGAAAACAAGGCTTGGTCACCTGCGGAATTACCCTCTGTCGAAACGGATATTGAACGCAAACAAGACATTCAGTTGGTAAGGGATTTGGCAAAAATAGTTGACCCTCAAGGATGGGCTAGGATAAAACTCGGCATCGAAGAAATTCTTTAGGTCTTTACAAGGATATATTTTCCTGTAAAGTTTGTTTTTTCATTAGGAGAAGATTTTGGTAGCAAAATTCACACGCTCGCGCACAGTGAGCAACACAACGGCAACAGGTGGAGGCGAAAAAGCCCCTCGCATTGATCAATTGGTTGATATGTTACAACCCAAGGAAAAGGTTTGGTATCAACTGCGCCTTGTTGGTCCTATGTTCAGCTACGGGTTTCACTGGATCGAAATCGAAAGTAAAAAGGGCAAAGGGGGCGTTGCAAAATTCACTAAGCAGTGTTTGGCCTACTCAGATGAGGCTGAAAGTTTGGATAGCACAGTTGAATGCCCGTACTGTGAATTGTTGGGTAAACAACCAGCTGTACATTACTACCAAAACGTGATCGTTCGCAAACGTCAGGAATCTGCACCTAAGAATGCATCAGGCCCGACCAAGGAAGAAGCCAAGACGGGATTCAAGGATATGGACAGTGATGCTTGGACTCCGGTGCAAGTGTTGCGTTTGCCTGTGGGTGCTGTCGGAACGTTGCGTAGTTTGAGCCAATTGAATATGCATGGTAAGAAAGGTTCTAAAGAATCTTACGACCTCAGCGATTCTGAATTTGGCTGTGATGTTATGTATATGTTTGACAACAGCAAGCAAGGCAGTAGCAAACATGCTTTCCAAAAGGGGGATCACACTCCATTGGATGAAGATGAAGAGGAATTTTTGCTGTACAACATTGAGGATATTGTTGTACCTGAAGATGCCAAAGCTGCTGACAAAGAGTGTGAACGGTTGGACGGAAAAGTCATTGAGGATGAAAAGGACGAAGCTTATAAAGATCGTAAACATGGCAAGGGTCATGCTCACGACGACGATGACGAAGAGGATGATCCTAAACCCAAGAAGAAAAAACCGGTGGAAGATGACGAGGATGAGGAAGATGAACCCAAGCCCAAGCGGCGTAAACCTTTAGCCGATGAAGACGATGAACCGCCAGCTAAGAAGAAAAAGCATGTGGTTGAAGACGATGAAGAGGACGATGATTACACACCCGAGGATGGTGACAGAGTAACCATAACAGATGATGACGACGAATCCTTTACAGGTACAGTAACGGCAATAACTGGAACTCGTATTACCATTGAAGATGATGTTGAAATCGAGCATAAGTTCAAATTGTCTGAAGTTACAGTAGAAAAGGCAAAGCCAAAGTCTAAAGTAAAGTCTAAGGCAAAGCCTGTGGTTGAAGACGATGATGACGACGAACCACCAGTACGGAAAAAGAAACCTGCCGTGGTTGAGGATGACGAAGAGGACGATCCTAAACCCAAGCGTCGTAAACCTGCTGTAGATGATGACGATGATGATGAGCCTCCAGTCAAGAAGAAAAAGCCCGTGGTTGAGGATGACGACGAGGATGAGGATGATGCACCACCGCCTAAAAAGAAAAAGCCCGGTTGGGATGATTAACATGTAACAGGGTGTGGGTATCTCTTTAAATACCCACACCCTAATATCGAGAGAACAATGTCTAAAAAAGAAACCTCTGAATTCTTTAAACCCGACTATGCCGATTTGATGGATGGTGTTGAAAAGAAGTTCCATCAGAATCAAGGCAACCTAAGCCTTGAAGCAAAAGCCACAAGTGTATTTAGTACAGGGCTTTTAAACTCTGACCTAATGTTAGGTGGTGGTATATTTCCAGGTGTTTGGATGACGTTCTTTGGTGGCGAAGGTAGTGCAAAGTCAACTCACCTAAGCCACTTTCGTATTGCTGCGGCGGCTACAGGAATACCAGCCCTTGGAGATTTCGACTACGAAGGTAGTAGTCAAGCTGATTACATTGAAGGTATCATGGAGTACTACGGTAAGTTGAAAAAAGCAACTGACCTATACGGACTCAAAGACGGCAAAGGTAATTGGGTTATCCCCCCTAAACTTAGGTACTACCAACCTGCAACCTCGGAAGAGTTCTTTGATCCCGTGAGTTCTTTGCTTCGACGTATGCCGGACAAAGAATTTATTGATCACAAATGGTTCTATGTATGGGACGCAGATAAAGCAGGTCGCGCGGCATCGGATGGCAAACACAGCAAAGTCCTGTATACCAAATACGGCAAGCTGTATGTAGAAGCTGAAAATGGTTTACCACAAGCTTTATTCTTTGTTGATAGTTATCCGGCAATGTACCCAAGTAAACTTGATGAGGATGAATCTAAATCAGGTATGGCAGCAGTTGCCCGGAGCATGAGCGAGAACATTCCCAAAGTGTTGCCTAAGTTACGTGCAAAAGCAGCAACAATTTTGGGTGTAAATCAACTTAGGTTGCGTCCGGGTTTCAGCATGGGTGATCCTAGCTATGAACCGGGTGGTGAAGCTGTTAAATTTTCAAGTGGTGTACGAGTGCGTCAAACTGCACGTAGCGTTCCCCCTCCAGGCAAAGGGCCTTTTGAATTTGAAGACAGTGTGTTGACAGAAGGCAGTCAAGATAAGTATCGCTATATTCATATGCGTACCATCAAGAACAAGATCACGGGTAACGCCGGATTTGAAGCTTGGCAACGTATATGGGCCTCTGATCCTGACGGTAAAGCTCACGGCTTTGATCCAGCTTTTGATTGCTACGAATACTTGAGGTCAACAGGTCAAATTGATGGACCCAAGAAAAAGCTTGTTATCACTATAGGGGACTTTACTTTACCTGCACTGAAATGGCTTGAGTTTAAATCACTCATTCTATTGACTGGCACAGCCCTAAAAGATTACTGTAGTGAGTTAGGAATAAAAACTAATCCCAAATTGCGTGAACGATGCTTTGCACAATTGAAAGATGGAACCGCACATCAAATGTTCTATGACAACCTCAAAACCGGGGAAGTTGCAGGTCCAGCTGATGAAATTGATGATGATGCTTTTGAGGATGAATAAAATGGCTACCAAACAAACAAAACCTGCACAAACATATACTTGGGTTCCTGATGTACCGGATCCACGGGATCGAATCTACAAAGTAACTCGCAAATCGTTGCCACCTTGGGTTGTATCTCTGTGTATTGACAACAGGGTTGAAAATCAAGGTCAATTAGGTAGTTGCACAGGTAATGCTGCTACCACTGCTCTAGAGGTTGCCCTCAAAGTGAGTCCTTTCCAGCAGTTGAGTCGATTGATGGCCTATTACAATGCTCGTGAACTTGAAAACACTGTAGGGTATGATGCAGGTGCAACAATTCGCAGTGTGATCAAGGGTTTGATCAAGACTGGTGCGTGTGATGAGTCTCTTTGGCCTTACAAGGTATCGAAGTTCAAAACAAAGCCAAATGCCGCTGCCTATGCTGATGCCAAGGAAATCGTTAAATTGGCAAAAGCTGATGGACTTGAATACAAACGTGTAACGTCATTGATCGGATTGTTGAGCGCAATTGCAAACGGTAGTCCAGTCGTGTTCGGATTTGTTGTACCTGAAAGTTTTGAGAAGTTACCTGAATCAGGCATTCAACCTTTACCTAAACCCGGTGAGGCTATTCTAGGTGGACACGCTGTTGTTGCAGACGGTTACAATATGGCAAAGAAATATGTGTGGGTACGTAATTCTTGGGGTGCTGAATGGGGCGTAAACGGATATTTCAAAATGCCGTTTAAATGGTTTACTGACCCTCGCCGCCTTGTTGATGACATGTGGCTGATCAAAGGAAAATAACTATGAGTTGTCAAAACAATTGTGAGGGTTGCACCTGTGAACAGGAACCCCATGAGGGTTTGGATCACCTAGAACCTTCAATTACGTTTATAGAGGATGATGTTGCAAGTGCTTGGCAAATGACAGCACTTCAAATGCTTCAACGTTATCGCGCATCCCTGACACTGGCATTGCAACTGGATGAAGGTGATAGTGTTGAAGCTTTATCTAATTGGGCTGAAGATGTACTTGTTTGCGAAAGCAACTTGATTCAACACATCCTAAATGTTCCTCAACCCACTGAACAAAGTCAACCTGCAAATGTGTGCTGTGGACAACCTGACATCTGTAGCAAAGTTTGTCCGTTGGTAATAGCAAACATTCGAAATCAAATCCGATCCTGGGAGGTAAAACATTCTCCGGAGACCTTTGAACCTGATTTGAATTATCCAATCGTAGGTTCAACCGTTAATTGTGATGTTGCGCCACAAGGTAACAGCCGCCCTACGTGAAGCTTCTACAACCTACCTTGCCAAACGAGGCTATTCGGTGCATCCCGAAGTTGGCTTAGTTTCACGAGGTAGGTTGAAAGCTGATCTATGGGCCTTTACAACAAGTTTGACCACTTGCTTGATTGAAATCAAAAGTTGTTGGCAAGACTATGCAACTGACAAGAAGTGGAACAACTACAGTGCATATGCCCACAAAAAATACATGTGTATAAGCCACATGTTGCACACACAACACCCTGAACTGGCCTCGGCTTTGCGCGATCAAGGCTGGGGCCTTTTGGTTTTAGGTGCAGACGGTAGAATAACTTGTAAAGTAAATGCGAAACACAGAGAGTGTGCTATGGACTTTATAAAACCTATTGTGATTAAACTTGCGTATCGCAATGGAAAAACACGACACACTACACGCAGACGCAAGATACTATTGACCTAAACTTAAATGGACATAACAAATTCACCGAACACAAGCACCGGGATTAGTAAAATCAAGTATTACATTTTGTATGGGGGTGGACTTGACAGTACGGCTTTGGCTCTGTGGTGTGCCCGAAGTCCTATAAAACTCGATGTGACTCTTATTCATGTTGACTATGGACAAAAAGCTCTAGTATCCGAGCGCAAAGCCATGCGTTGGTTTGCTGATAAGTACGGCTTCCAGACATATGAAGGGTCTATGAGTTTCGGGTTTTCAAATTCGCATATTATGGCAGGTACACCTCTAGCCACTGAAGCTGAAACAAACAGACTAGAATTACGCAACTTGGTGTTAATATCTTATGCAGCTAGTTATGCGGCAAGCGTATATACTGATGCCCAAGATAAAGCTGTAATTTTGGTCGGGTTTCATATTGAGCCTTTGGGTGCTGTTTTTCCGGATGCCAGAACAGGGTATTTAGGTGCCTTGGAACGAAGTATAAATAGTGCTACTAAGGTTGATATTGCAATCAAAACACCTTTCCAGTTTAGCACTCGATTTGAAATACTATCAGAATGGTCAGACTTTGATCCCGACTTAATCACACATAGCCACACGTGTTATGAAAATGAAGTTTGTGGAGTGTGTACTCACTGTATTCAGAAGGCTGAAATGGTAGCTGAACTTGAATTAAAACCAATTAACTAAAGGAATTACAAATGAAAGAAAGAACTATGAAGGTGGTCGTTCAGGCATCTGGAGGTATTGAGAGCACAGTGCTGTTGGCAAAAGCTATTGCTGAAGTAGGGCGTGAAAATGTTTTCCCCATCGCCTTTGATACAGATAGCATTTTTTGGCGTCATCGTGATGCTGTTGCTGTCAAGCAAGTTATTACAAATTTGCAACTTCAGCAAAATCTATTTGTGTGTCGTATGCCACAAATGGATTTCCTTGAATACGTTCGCAATGAACAATATGCTGACGTAGGATTCATTCCAGGATTCAAATTGCTGTTCAATGTTGCCTCTTTGGCCTACGCTCAACGTGTAGGAGCGAGTCGGGTGTGGGTAGGCAACATGAACGACAATATTTTTCCTGATGAAAGTCCAGAATTCATTAATGATACCAATGCTTTATACAACCGTACTTATAGTATGGAAACAAATCAAGAGGTACGGGTAGAAACACCATTTGCAAGTTGGACAAAAGCCCGAGTGATTCGGTTGGGCCTTGAGCTAGGTGTTGACTTGGCGCATACAGTATCCTGCGGGGATGAGCGTTTATCCGGAGGATTCAATTGTGGAAGTTTGAGTTGCCCTTGGTGTCAAAAACGAAAACAAGGATTCTTGGAATCTGGTATTCCTGATAAAACTCAATACATGTTTGACAACAATCCGTTTGTACCAAGGTGAGCCTAATGCTTGACATTAAAGTTTATGAAAACAAGGATGCCCTGACTCGTTGGGATCAGTGTGTTGACAAAATGAAAGCATGGATTGTTGCCGTCGGTGCTCCTTATCCTAATGTGCCACGTCAAAGACAAATAAGACAAATTGCAGAATGGCTTTATCAGTGGATTGTGACCGCAATTGAATTGGATCGCAAACGCGAAGATTTATTGTTGGTAGAAACGCCTGAATACGCATTCCCACTTGTTCGTCAGATGACACCTGACCGTGGACTGATTCACACTAACTTGTTTGATTTGTTCAACCCGTATTGGGATGCTGCTGTTGTAAAATGGTTTCAAACAAACCCTATAGACGGTTTACACTTTGAACCTTGTGTGGGTCGTGAAGAGTATGTGATTGACTGCAACTTCGACAGTTTTGAGACCCATGTAAAAACATTAGGTATCGTTAAAGACAATAAAAAGTTTTGGACTACTTTGAGTTTCGTTGTTGACGATCATGTTACTTTGGATGAAGTACAACATATGCTGAAGTCAAATTGGGAACACTTCAATGAACCACTAGAACAAGTTGTTGAAGATGGAAAGACTGTGTACAAAACATTACGCAAGGGTGTTGTTATTCCCGAATTGTTAATGTCCATGCCTTTGAACTACGACAAGGCATTGAAAGTTTACTTGAATCAGGAGTTGGTATCAGTTGCGTTTGTTCAGATTAATGAAGGTCTGAAAGAAATGTATTGGTTGCAAGCCTACACATTGCGCACACCAGAAACAGACAAACTGCAAGTGGGTAAGTTTATCCCTTATGCCTTGATTAAAACTGCTTATGCAACAGGGTACACCACTGTCAACATGGGCATAGCTCATTATGACTACAAAGCCCGTTGGGCCAAACGCAAGATTGCACCCACAGGATTTGATTTAATGATTCCTGAAAACTACATACAAAGAAGTCAACATGAACATTCCATCTAGAGATATTGCTTCCACTATCACAGTCACTCGCAGTAAGTTGTTACGTGGCTCGGGTGATGAAGAAACGGAAACAGGTGAACTGGAAGTACGAACCTTTGAAACAACGCCTGCTGAGATTGGTATGAGTTGCGAACGCACTGTGAACATTGGCAACTATTCAAGTTTGAAAATGCGTGTGGATATCAAAGTTCCCTGCTATGTTGAAGAGATTGCGGACATTCAAAAAGAGTTGGGACGCCGTGTGCCCTTACGTGTTGATAAACTTGTAGAAGCTTGGTTGGAAAAGAACAATTACAAAGTTCAGAATTGAAACATCATGGTTCAGATAGCAGCCATAGCAGACCTACATCTAGACAAGCTAGATAAGTTGTTCGGTGAAGATATTGCCAACACAATGATCTTGACAGAATTTGATTTGGCCCTTCAATGGTGTTACGATCATCATATCAAGTGGGTTGTACAGTTGGGTGATGTTGCCGAACACACACGCTTGAGTTACACAGCCCACAAAGGACTGTTGAGATTGTGCAAAAAGTGGGATACAAAGCTCAATCTGTTTTTCATACGAGGCAATCATGACTGGGCTGAGGAAGGCGTTCACAGTCTAGAACTCATGGAGACCCTAGGCGACTTGGGCACATACAAAACAATCAAGTTTATTCACGATGCAGAACAAATTGATTTTGATGGAATCACATGCAATTTACTTAGCTATCCAAACACAAAGCCTTTGCCAAGCAACAAACAACCTTTGAACTTTGGACACTTTGAAGTAGCAGGTAGTTTGCGTGATAATGGACGCAAGATCAAAGAGGGGTTTGAACCTGATCCTCGTCATCGTTACGTGCTTGGTCATCTACACACGCCGCACGACGTAGGCAAAGCACACTTTGTTGGCACATTGTTTCAAACAAATTTCGGTGAACGATTGCCAAAAAGCTTTACCGTTATTGATTGCGACTACGAGGGTCGAACACTGGACGTCAATTATCGCAGAGTAAGATGGCACCCAGCTTTTGAACTTGTTAATGCCGTGATTGAAACGTCAGATGATTGGTCACAGTTGAAGTCCGGATCAAAGTATTGGTACAAACTGTTTATCAGTGAAGATGTTGCGGTTCCTTCCGACATAGGTGTTCGTTTCAACATTGTGAACACGCAAGCTTGGGGAACACAGCATGAATTGGAATTGTTACAAACCGCAGATTTGCTGTCTTTAGACGGTGATTCGGCCCCTGACTTGGATCCAGATTTTGAGCTTGTGACTTGGCTACAAAAAAAACACGGAATTGATGCTGTTGAAGCCAAGCATATTTTAAGTTTTAGAAACACATTATTGGAACAAAGATGAATACTTGGATTGATAATCAGGCTTATTATAATCACCATACCGCCCCTGTTGATGGCTTATTCGGTGCTCGTAGCCCTTTGTTACAGTCATGGGTTGAACATGTAGAACAATGTCAAGACCTTGGCCTACCTTGCGGTTATCATGTAGGTGACAGCACGGTACATAAAGTTATAGATCATATCAAGACACTTGCAACTGCGGATACTGTGATCATGGCTCATTTCACACTTTTTGAGAGTAGCAATAAACAGTTTAACAGACTGCTGGATACAAGATTTATGATGTGCGGTTCGGATATGTTTATGATGGGGACACTGGATAGCATTCCAGTTGTTATGGTTGCTCAAACGCATTACGCACATGCTTACAAGAAAATAGAATGTTTTGAACAAAACTTCAAATGGGTAGCTGCTTGGGAACCTGATACATCTGCTTGTTTTTGGCGAAGCAAGCAGATAGGAGTACGTGTATGAAACCGCCAAAGTTGATTCGAGATCACAAAGGTAAAATTCAAGCTAAAATTTATTGGGTATACGATAGCTTAGACCTATTGAAAACGATGGATGAGAACTCTATTGATTCAATCGTAACTGATCCACCTTATGGAATTAGTTTCATGGGTAATAAATGGGACTATGATGTACCTTCAACTGAATTATGGGCTGAATGCTTACGTATATTGAAACCAGGTGGCCACTTATTATCTTTTGCAGGAACACGTACTCAGCATCGTATGGCCATACGAATTGAAGACGCAGGTTTTGAAATCCGCGACATGATTGCCTGGGTGTATGGCTCTGGGTTCCCGAAGTCGCTCGATGTGAGCAAGGCGATTGACAAGGCGGCAGGGGTGGAGCGTGAGGTGGTCGGAATCGCCAGGCGCAGTCAGGTAGCAAGTGAAGGTTGGGACCGGCCATGGAAGCAAGAGGCCATGAAAAACGCCAACAGCACGGTGGCTGAATTTGACATCACTACCCCCGCCACCGAAGCCGCCCGCCAATGGCAAGGCTGGGGCACAGCACTGAAACC